GGTGGATGCAAGCTGCTGTTCCGACGTTTCGGTCTGCCGCGTCGTCTCCATTTGGCCGATGCGCTCATCGAATGCTTGCTGCATCCTGACTTGTTGCCGCCGCAGCCACGCATTGTGGGCAAAGATATCGGTTTCCGGGTCCGGCTCCGGGTCTTCGTCAGTCGGCTCCTGCGGTTGGGGTGTCAGGGCCTCGTTGATCAACCGCAGGCGCTCATCGAGGCGAGCCTGATCCTCGGCCATTTTCTGCTTGGCGGTGCGCTCAAGTGCTAGCTCTTCCTCGATGCGCTTGTATTTGTTGTAGGAGACACGCTTCGGGTGCGGCACCGTTCCATCGGCCGCAGGAGCCCCTTCAGGCTCGTCATCGTCGTCAGCGTCAGGAGGTGCCGCCTTTGCCCCTTCAGCCGCCACTGGATCAGGGGCTGGCTCCGCCGGTTCTGCCGGGGATGGCTCGGCAGGCGGCTCGCCCGGAACTTCGACCGGAGCCGATTTCATTGACTCAAATGCAGCCTGTTCGTCAGCGTCAAGCCCGAAATCAGCCCCGTTGCCGGCTGGCTGATCGGCTGTTTCACGCGGCATGGGTTTTCCTCGGTTCTCGGTTGCGAATGAATGTGCCTAAACGCTGCCAAGTGACTTGGTCGAGCGGCCCGGATATCTCACCGTCAGGATATTTCAGGACGACTTCGCCCAATGGCGGGCGCTCGTTTGGTGAATATACCTCTAAATCGTAACTACCAAACCGCGCCGATACAAGTTCGCGATATTTCCCGTAAGGCGGCCGACGCAGAGGGCTCATGCCTTCTGGTCGAGGTGCGTCCTCAGGGGGCAATACCGTGATTTCATCGAAACGGTAGACACCACGCAATTCCGTCTCGAAAAATACTGGCAGATGACGGGACAGGGCGTAACGAGCCGATTTCATGCTGCCGTCCTCGGCCGTCTAGCGTCAGCCTTGAGCTTGGCTGCATGCGCCACATCCTTGTGCGCAGCCGCCACGCCCTGCAAATGGTCTATCATCCGCCCCATGATCTCGCCGTGGGCACCCACCCGCGTGGCATGGGCATCGGCCAGGGTCGAATGGGCCGCAGCCCGTGCCTGTAGGTGACGCCCATGAGCGTCTATCGCATCAGTGCCGATCCCTGCCAGTTCACGGGCCGTCTTAGCGTTGGTGTGCTCGACCTCCGCCCCCGTCTTGGCGGCATTGGCATCGGCCTCCTTGGCCTTCGCAGCCGCCGCCATAGCATCAAGGTGGGCCTTGAGCCCAGCCATGTTGTTGTCTTCCAACAGATTGCGAGCCATTGCGATATCGTACATCGCCGTCGCCTCTGTGGCGCTCGCCTTCTTGAGATTCATCTCGGCGATGGACTGGTCCTTGGCCGTGGCGGCAAGGCGAGCGTCCACCAGCAATCTGCGGTCTTCCTGCTTCTCTTGGACAGCCTGCGGGTCTTCCGTCGCCTGCTTGATGAAGCCCTTGATGGCCTCAACGATACGCGCCGGCAGTGGCGAGTATTCCAGCAACAGCGCAAACACCTGCGGATTGGCCATAAGTTGGTCTTTGAATACCGCCAGAAGCGGCTGGATGATTGCCCAATTCTGCTCTTTTTGGTTTGGACTCGTGGGCGTGTCATCGACCACCACGTCATATTCGCCAACGGTCTTGTCCTTCGCAAGAGCCACCGCCTCGACGCTGTCAGGGCCCGCCACACGAATGAGACGGCCATCCGACAGAAACGTCTGGATGAAGTACAACCGCGTGCGCCCCACTTCTTTGCGGAACCGGCGCAGCGAATCGAACAGCGTCGCCAGCACCGTCATGCCAGCTTGCTTGCGCATGGCCTCTAGGATGCCGGGCTGATTTTGATCTTGCTGGCCGAGCAATTCCAGATTAATGCCGGTCACATCTTTCACGGACGAGATGGCGAACGTCATCAGACCCAAATATCCGTCCGTCATGCCAGCCCCTGGCTTGGCCATGATCTTTTGGTCGCTAATCGCACCCTTCGTCGCCCAGGTAATCGTGTCAGGCCGGGCATAACCCTGCTCCGCCTCAGTCATGTCCTCGAACGCATCCAATTCGGCAATGATGCCGCCCTTCGCCGTCGTATTGAGGATATGCAAGATTTGACTGAGCCACTTGTTGGCCCACATCTGCGGATCGCGCATCACCTTGACGAGGCCAAACCACACGTTCTTCTGTGCATCGATCTCGCCGGTAATGCATTTCCAGGAGAATTGTCCCTTGATTGGCGCGGGACCAGCAGGCTTCAGCAACTCATTCCCAAGGAACGCCTGCTTATAGATTTCCCGCTCAAGTTTTGCGGCATGCAATTCCATCCCGAGCGCCTTCATGCGCGGGACTAGCCGTTGGTATTGCTCATCGGTCAATTCGCTGATCTTGCCTTCGACCTCATCGGCAATCAGCCAGTAGGTTTCAAACTCAACCCACTGCATGTGAACAATGACGACCTCGCATTGATCATCATAGAGCATCGTATCGGTATCGGTGTTGCGCCGTCGCCGTTCCTCAATCGAACGCAGCGGATAATCCTGTAACCCCTCGATGGCCCACACCGCATCAAGCTGGTCCCGCGTAAACCCCGGAAACAATCTAGCGGCATCGCCATAGGACATCCGGCGAACGCGCGCCATGCGCTTGGCATCAGCCACGTTCTTTTTCTTGGCTCGCCGGTCCCAGTACATCTCCCGGCAGTCGATCATCTCCTCGACGTAGAGTCCCTTGGGCTCTTTCGTGAAGGAAATGCGCTCCTCCACCCATCCCATGCCGGTCGTACAGCACTGGTCGAATGCCTGGGATTCCTCGTCCTCTCCATCGCACTCATCGGACATCCATTTGGAGCCGGCCGAGAGGACTTCGTTAGCCTTGGTGTCCTCAGTCCCCCGCGGGAGATATCCCACCTCGTGGCGACCGTTGATCTCCATCCCGGCCACAGCCTTGAGGATGGTCAAGACGCGATTGAAAACGATGTGGGGGCGGTCCTGGCTATCGAGCAACGCCTTGTCTTCCTCGGTCCATTGCTCGCCAGCCCGAAATCCAAACCAAAAGTCGGCGTTCTTGCGCCACTCACGGGAATGATCCGCATCTGAGCGCCAATGCGCCTTGAGGCAGTCGAATTGCTTCCCTTTCGGGAGTTTGGAAATGGGAGTTGCGGCCTCTGGCAGGCGATTATCGTCCTTCGACTCGGCCTCAATCGTCATGCCGTCGTCAGGAGGGGTGTCGATGCGCTCGAAGGCCATCGGTTATACTGCCCAAAACCAAAGCGGAGTCGGACGAACCCAAATGATGCCGCCCGGTATCGTGTAGTCGCCACGCGATTGTACGACATTAACAGGCAAGCATGTCACCAAATCCTTCCGGGTCCGCCACCACAACATTTTACTCGTCCCTCAACTTGGGAGGCCGCCCAGGACCGCGCTTGGCCTCCAAGGCAGCAATGCGCGCCTCCAGCGAGGTGATGGTCGATTGTAGAGCGGCCACATCCCCCGTTCCCCCTTGCCTCTCCCAGGTGATGTCGCCCGGATGGGTGTAATCATCATCACCCACCCCTTCTGGGACTACAAATTGAGGATTCATACGCCCACTTCCGACCCAACCCCACCCTGCCTCAGGCGGCGCATATTGCGGAACGCGGTCCTGCCGCCAGAGGTCGCCAGCGTCAACCATAACCACAATTGACAGGGTGCTTGTCACCGGATCGGCATCGAGCACGACCGCGGGAAACTTCGTCCGCATGTTGCGGGCATCGCCATCCCGAAGGTGATAGACCACATCCATGCCAACAGACGGGAGAGCCAACATAGGCACCTCCTCAAAAGGCACTCCCTCATGTATCCCCATCGGGATTGCCTCAACATCCTCCACGAGTGGAGGTCCGGCCGGCTTCCAGCCGTTATCTGCCTCCTCGGCGGCCTCTGGGTTGATGGTCTTCAGAAGATGGCCGGACATTTTGTGAGCCTCTCAGATTGTTACGATATATTACAGCATTACACGACGCTAGTGCGAGTTCCAATCCAGGCTTATGGTGCTGGCCAGCCTTGCCAAGTGGTCATTTCCCCATCACCGTCCACGCCGCTGGCGTAAACCTGAGTTTGCAGTGGTTTGACCCTGTGCTGACGGCAGCAGCACCCCACGTTGCCGTGTCGGCATTACTGACATTGTATGTCACCCCTTCAACAGCATTAGCCCCTTGATTGGATGCCGCAGTTTCAAATGCGGTCCCCATAACAGTACCGGGGCCACCTGGATCAGCAACCGTGTAGGTAAATGCATTAAAATTAGTCACGGTTGCAAAGAAGAAACCATTATAACCGGACGGCGTTACTCCCGATATGGTCACGTTCAGGTTTTGCCCTGTTGGAAGATCACCGGAACCGCCAACAACAGTTATGCTTGCAGTGCCACCTGACCACGTTGCTGTTGCGAGAGTATAGGTCTTGGCTGGAAGTTCCGCCATCGTCCAGACAGACGCAACGTTGCACTCAATGATATTCATAGACTTAGCGGTTGATGGCAAATCCCAAGCCACAGCGCCGCCAGCCATACTGGTATTAGTCACACCGACGCCCATCCATGCTGACGGTGAGGAAACGGATTCGCCACCTGTCATTTGAACGCCAGCAACAGCATACTGACCCGTTATTGAAATCCCTTCGAATGCGCAACTTCCACCACCTTCTACAGTGATCCCATACTGTGGGTCTCCTGGAATTGTACCTTCCAACGCCTCAATGAAAAGACCAGAATATCGCGTGATGCCTGCAACAAAATCAATTGCGATGCCATTATTTTTGAAATGGCAACCGACAAACGCGAGTCCACCCGTACTTCCACCCGTTCCGTGAAGTGCCCCTGGATAAGGTGGCGTGGAGTTTGCTATCGCAATGTTGTTCCCTTCGAAATAGCACCCAAAATAGTTGTGCGCCCCTTGGCCGCCATATGTCCGCAACGCTGTGTCAAAATTTTTGAAGGTGCAGTTGCTCGTAGGCCCATTTCCACCGCGAGCCATTCCAGTTGAACCAGTAGCCAACGCGGTATAGGCCCGCATGTGACAATTCTCAATACTGACCTCGACAGAATACCAATAAGCCCCAGGACCGCCTGGAGGACCAAACACGTCGCTGTTGTCGGTATCAATCCCAAAGTTCGCCGTGATGTCACAATCGCGAACAGCGGCACCGACGCACCCTCCGATTCTTATTCCACCACCAAGAGCATTGCTGTTGATGATGGTCAACTTCTCAATGACGTGGCCGGAGCCTCCAAGATCAGGCCCAAGAAAATATCGTTTAATGACATAATCAGCAAAGTTACCAACGAGAGTTGAAGCCCCCATGCTTCCAAGAATATAAACGGTAGTTGACGTGGTACTGATGTCGATTGGGCCAGAGACGTAATAAGTCCCAGGAGGGAAATAAAGACACCCCCTGGATGCCCCGACAGTCCAATCGAAAGCGGCCTGAATAGCTGCAAGATCATCGGTGACACCGTTTCCGGTCGCGCCGAAGTCCTTGACGTTCTTTATCTGCGCAAGCCGATCAGGCAGGGTGATCGAAGTTGGCGTGGCAGTGGCAGGAAATGCATATGTTGTGAAGGCAACATCAGCGGCGAAGGCTTGCTTCGCTACGAGCCAAGACCCGCCGGCCAAAAGAACTGCCCGCCACAATGGCAATATCATTTGCCCATCACCGTCCAATTGGTGCCGTTGTAGCGTACCCTGACGCGGCCAGAACTGCTCCCTGCCGTTACGTTCGCGCCCCATGTGGTAGAGTTCGCATCAGTAAGATCATATTCGTCGCCCTCAAGTACATTGCCGCCCGAAGGAAGCTGCGAAAACGTCCACAGAGGAGATTCATTGTTATTGAAGAATTGCGCTGTGTAGGCATTGGACGGGAAAATCCACCCCACACCGCCACCGTTATTTGAAATGGCATTAGTCTCTCTGACCACGACGTTACCGCGACTTGTCGCACCCGCGAATGAAAGACCGGCTATTGCCTGAAAGTCACCCCCAAAAGTACACGACTGGATAACTCCGTTGCTAGCGCAATCCGCGTCGATGCGAAGTCCATACTGCGAACCCATGATGCCTGGGACAACGCCAGAATTTCCAGCATCATGCCCGAGAGCACCTACGCCCACGATTGCAAAGCCGTTGCATGGCCCTGCCAGATGGTAGGATGTCCAACATCCCTCAGTGGAACACGACATTATCGAAAACCCAGAACAGCCAACAGGATTATCCCCGCTATCGACACCAAAAAGGTAGGATGTATTACACCGTTCAGAACGGCACCCAGTTATAGAAAGCCCTGAACCATAAGCCCTGACTGCTGTATCAGCACCGGATAAAGTACAGCCTTCAATAGACCCGCCGCCACCGATGATAATAAAGTGCGACCCGGAGACAGCTCCGCCATTGGACATTGTGCAATCTTGAAAAAACACATTTTGTGAACTAACCCCCACGGCGTCTTCTGTGGTCACACAGATAAACGCACTTATCAAACAATCGCGAAACGCCGCGCCTGTAGTGGCACCTATCCTGACGCCGCCGCCACTGGCATGGCCATTTTGAATAATCAGACGCTCAAAAATTCGGCCGCCAGAAGTGTTGTTTGGCAAGCGCGTCTGCGTTCCAGATTGCGAACCCGTGGTAACTATGGCAGTCCCGCCAGCCGTTGCCGATACCGTGTAGGTGCTCGACGAAAGCACCGTCTTGACGTAATAAATAACACCGGCAACAAGCCCTGTAGGTAGCGCGCCTGTAGTTGCAAACCTGACTTGTCCGTCAGCCAGTCGCCCGTGCGATGTCTCGCTAATGACGCCTGGGGACGCAATGGAAATCGTGACCGTGACAGGAGCAATGTTCCTGTCAAAAATATAGCCATTGAAATTGCCGAAGATGACAGAACCGATATCTCCGGTGAAATTTATGCTTAAATCACCATCATAATTAAATGTGATTGGTGCGTTCGTCTGATATGACCCTAACGGGAAATGTATCCTCCCTCGACCCGCCCCCACGACAGCGTCAACCGCCGCCTGAATTGCTGGGGTGGTGACTGATGGATTTCCACCACCTGGATCGGCACCATAGTCGAGCACATTATGTATCTCAGCCAGCCGATCAGGCATTGTGCGATCAGTTGTCGTACCAGTTGCTTTGAAGCCGAAACTGGTGAACACCGTATTCGCATCTGCGCGCCGGGGCACAAGCAATCCTGCACCGATGCCTCCGATTAACGCCGTCCGCCTGCTGTGCAAGATGCTCACGGTGCCCTCAGTTTGGTGTTAAGTTGTCGCCGCCGCCAGACTGCAAAACATTGGAACAATCAGTGCTGGAAGTGACAAGAAGACCACCGCCCCCACAATTTCCTAACAACACCGCTAAGATACCCGCCAACCAAACAGGTGCAATCTTGTCGTTGCCAGCATCTGTCGGATGAACACCATCAACGAGGTCCGAAGTTGTCAAGGCGGCGTTGACATCGACAAACGAAAAATTTGCTCCGGCCGCTGCAACGGCCGCTGGAATACCGGCGTTGTAAACATTGACATTTGAACTCACAGTAGGACCAGCCACGAACGATGCAATGGGAGGGATCGAGGCAACTATAACCTTTACGTTTGGTCCGTGCGTCGTGATATCTCCGCTCAACAGCAGGCCTAACAAAGTCAGCGCATCGGATGGCGTCTCTGTTGGTGTATCTGTCGGGCCATGCCAAATGTCATTGGTCCCAATCAGAAGCAGAATGATGCTAGGGTTATTGCGCTCGATGATGGAATTGAACGTGACTTGGCCCCGGATGCCGTCGATATAGTAGCCAGTCAGTCCTTCGTGCATCGGACTCGGGAACGTCCCATCGGACAAGTCTCCGACGAACTCAACATTGACGCCATTTGCAATGAGCAGGGAGTAGAGTAGGCGGCGATAGCTGCCATACGACGTGTTCAGGCCCTGGGTGATAGAATCTCCCAAAGGCATAATTCTGATGACGGTGTTAGCATTTCCATGCACCGGCCACGCCTCAATGCCGGTCGGCGAGGACACACATAAGACGATCAGCACGATTGCGAGGACTCGTCTAATCATGATGCTAGTTCCACGCCGAATATCCAGTAGGCAAAGTCCCTTGAAATGCCGAAGAAGTCGTTCTCAGTTGAAACGAGCCTGCAACATTGAATATTGATATCATCGGGCGCGCTCCCGCGCCTACGCTACTGCAAACAGAGCCTGTTCCCATAGCACCAGAAGTTGGATCGCCACTGAGAAAATAAACATTATTCAGAGCCAAGTAAGAAAACGCGTTATCCGAATCAACAGCAACGCCCATGTAATCGCCATCAACAAGTGACCAAGACCCGGAATTTACACCATTCCAATTAACGGAAAACGTGTTGCCATTGAACATGGAATTGCCACAGGCATTAGGGATGTTATTTGGAGTATCATCCATGGCGGCGCCAGTCGCCGTCGTGTTGTCCATTATTCCAATGATAAATAGTGGAGACCCAGGCGCAGTTATCATTTTGACTTCGAAATAATGCTTCCCGCTTGAATATGCCTGTGTTCCACGTACCGAACTGAAAGCACTAACTCCCGACGAATTAGCGGCAGTATCGTTGGCAATTGTCGTTGTGCTTAGCGTGACATTCGTGCCTTTGTCGCCCCAGGCGCTGCCACCAGCCGCAGCGGCACCACCAAATCCACCACCAACACCCATCACTGTCAGTTGAGCACGCGATGGCGGGTTCAAACAAAGCAATCCGACAACAAACAAACAAAGACTGATCGACCATGCGATGCGGATCATTGGTCAATTCCACACGATGTTGACGAGAGTATTAGCAGTTGTGATTGCGGTCGTGTCGTTATCGGCAAGAGCGCCAGTGACGCAGTAGCCAATGCCGGTACCAAATGCCGCACCGATGTCACCGAGATCAATGTTGGTTCCAGCACCGTTTGCAGCAGTAGCAGCCGATGGCACCATGAAACGCGCTACAGGCGTTCCTGATCCGCAAGTAGGTGCAGACGAGGCATTATAGAGTTTGACGTAGACTGGCGTTGACTGAATTGTCGTTGCGAAGACCTTGAACACTGTTCCAGCACTGGCCTTCAGATTGACACCTGCTGGCGTTGCTGGGGCAATAGCACTGGTGAGTGTACCACCGCCGGTAGCTCCTGTTACCGAACGAACTTGGCCGATAAGATTCGTCCCGGCAGGAATAGCTGACGAGACGTTGGTGTTGAGTGTATCAAGCTGTGTTGTCATCAATCGGAGCTTGGCGTTGACCGTGCCTGTACTGCCTGCCGTAGCAGCCGCATCTGCGATGGCCCCGAGATCGACCATTGCACCAGATGCAATGGAGCCAGAAGCCAAGGCTCCGCTTGCCACGCTACCACTTGCGAAAGCCCCCGACGCAAACGATCCCGAAGCGTGGGAGCCACTTGCGAATGAGCCGGACGCAAAAGCTCCAGACGCCCCGCTAACTGGCAAGTTGGTTCCTGATGCAATGCCTTGCACACTCAGTACAGCAGAATTAGCTGTCCCAGCCGTGCCGTAGATTGTCGTTCCAGAAGTATTGCCGAGGATATTGTACGGAGACTGAACACCGCTGCCAACATCCTGCGTCCGCATCGTCACTCCAGTGCCAGGAGTGAGCACGACCGTATTGTCAGCTGCCAAAGCTGAAGCTGTCATAGCTAATAGAAAGAACAGGGATTTTCTCATTTTAGATCACCGTTATGTATTGGCTGTTGCAGCTAGAAGTGAAGTCCAAGGTATTGCCACAAACACTGGGGACTGGCCTGCTAAGTTGGAACACCCCAAGTTGCGCCAACGCTGACGACACGAGCGCAAGCCCAATGCAAAGAATATAGAATACAATTTTCATCACAGCCAATCCACGTTGACAAGAAAGGTCGCTGCGGCTGGTGCAGTTGTGTCATTGTCGGCAATGCCTGTGGTTATGCAGTAGGTAATGCCTGTTCCAAAGGCGACACCAGAGGTACCGAATGTAATGTTACTCCCAGCGCCATTTGCAGCAGTAGCCGCAGATGGGATCATCAGCCGTTTGACGGGAGTGCCAGAGCCGCAGGTGGCGCTAGTGGCATTGTAGATTTTAAGGTAAGCTGGCGCTGATCCAATGCCATACACCTGAACTCCATAAAGTGTTCCCGCACTGGCTTTCACAACCACGGCTGTCGTATTGTTGGCTGCGATGTTGCCAGTCGTTGACGATCCCCCGGTGGCGACCGCAGCAAGAGACACAGGCACAGCACTTTGGTTGCTTGCTATGACTACTGGCGACGAATTGACCATCGTTGCCTGACCGTTGGTGTTCACGTTGGTGACAAACGCATTCACCCCTGGAACTAGAACGGCACCGGGGGATGTTCCGTAATTCGCCATCGCACCAAGCACACCGCCGCCCCAGGAGGTGATTGAAGAGCTACCGCTACCGCTACCGCCACCCCCACCGCCCGTGCCAGTCGGCAGGCCCGAGCCACCGACCATGTTGACGGTCGTGGTGCTGGTACTCGTGATGCAGGTCAGTTGTGTCGCGGCGCCGACCGTGAAGGCAAACCAACCTCCGTTGGGGGAGATGTATTGGTCGCTCGTGGTGGCAGACGCTCCAAGTTTGCAGTAGGCGGCATTTGTGGTGCCGACGTTCGTTGCAACCACTTCGGTGCCAGATGGCAGCGTACCGGTTACGCCTCCGGTCGTGACGGAAATCGGCGTTCCCGTGGTCTGGGTGCCTGGAAATCCGGTGATCGAAGCCGAGACAGATGCCGCAGTGCATTGAATCCCGTTTATGTCGATAGCAACATTGCGGTTGGCCTGTCCTACGATGTAGGCCAATGAATCTCCGCAACTGGCAACCACAATGGTCCCTTGCGCAGATGCTCTCCCACATAGTGACAACAACGCCAAGCAGGACAGAGCCAAAATGCGCGTATATATTGACATTTCTCTAGTTCCTTGGCTGTTGCCCTGGATCAGTCTGGCTGGGGTGATCGGGGACCGCATTGTTCTGCATAATTGACTTCCGGAAATTGATGCAAAACTGCGCTATGTTGGCGACTTCATCAATTGTAGCCGCTGGAGATCGAGCCGCCTTCTCGCAGATCACGAGAAGAGCCTGCTGCTGAAATTCTGGGACCAGCAAATCACGCGCCAGGAGCACGCTCGGAAGCAAAATGAAACCAATTACAGCCCCCACAATCCACACGTTGCTATCTTCCTATGGCCCGATCAACTTCTGCGCCGTCTGCTTGGCGGCCAGCATCACGTCGGAATTCCCTGGAACGAGGTCGGAAGCAGTTTCGAACGGCGTCCCGTCTGCCCGTGTACCACGGAATATGAGCCGTGACCATTCTTTCCCATCAGACCGCTCCGTAGCCATGAATGCCTTCTGGCAATTGTATTGCGGAGCGGAGACCGAATTGAAGGCATCCCGCAGACCGGCAACGCTCATGGATTTTCTCCAATCGACTCGCGATCCGATGGCGGAGGGATCGGATTGCCCAAAATCGTGATCGGACCAGCGCACTCGACAAAATACGCACACGCGGCCCCTGCGGCCCGCTGGTAGGCTTCCCGTAGCACCTTAGGGCCGTGCATCATGGCCTGGGCAGCCGTCAGATTCGGAGGGCGCCGGAAGCCTATCGCGGCCTCCAGCATCCGAAGGGCAAGCTCGTCACGGTCAAGCTTCATTCGACAACCTTACAAAACGATACAGCACCACGTTTCACCTTGATTATTTTGTTGTCGGCATCCGTCAGGATTTCAGAACTAGATATTCCGCCATTGGCAACCCAATCAGTTGAGCACCGCTCCCATTCACCGTCCATCAAATGGGGATCGAACGGGAAAAATAATGGCGCCAATTCCGCACCAGAACGTCTTTCTACGCTCCCCATGACGACGTTTTCCTCTCCGGTCGCGCCCTGGCCTCGCGCGGGATGCGCTCTGGAGCCAAGCCCATGGCACCCTGCTGGAGGGCGTCGGCGGGATGACTAGGTCGCTTGTGTTCTGGCTCCGCCGAGAACTGCCCCAGCGATTTGTTCCACTTCTTGCGGTAGTTATCAAGGCGCTCGACCAAGAGCGAGCAGTGTGTCACGTCGAACCATGCCATGGTAATCATCCGCCGAGCCGCCTCAATCGAGTCCGCCTTCACCAACACCCGCGGGACGACCGTGAACTTGATCCCCAACCCCTCAGCGACCTGCTTCCTAGATTGCGCCTCGTGCGCCCAGTCCTTGTTGGCGAGGTCATGCGGGCCGTAGTGCTTGTCGTACATGAACTTGCGCTCGATCCGCTTCGCGTCCAGAATAGCGGCAGCCGACTGTAGCGACCCGCCCTCTTCCTCGTAATAGTCGATGAACCGATGCCGCAAGCCATCGGTCTGGTGAAACAGGATGGCCGTTCCATCCTCCCCGATGTCCCAGAACGTGTTTACGCGCCTCGTAGGATCATGGGGGACAATCTGCCCGATCCGCCCATCGGCGCGAGCCCGCGACATCTCCGCCTTGAAATACGCCCCGGCCAGCGAGTTGTAGAAGCACTCCGTGAACGTGCTCGGATATTCCTGCCGGCAGTCATCCGGCCCCAGGTCGTAGTATTGCTGCGCGTACCATGCCTGCTGATTGGCATCGAGCCGCACGCCTTGTGCCAAGAGTGCTGGGGCCAATGATGCAAAATACTCCTTCAGTTCCTGCGTGATATGCACCAAGTGGTTGGGCAGCCGATATTCCGGCTTCACCCACCATCCATAAAAATGCAGCTTAAAGTCCAGATCCGTGAGCGCCCGCCCTTCCTTCTGCTGGGCCGCCGCACGCTGCACCATGTCGTGGAATTCACCCGATGTCCCGTGCGCCGTGCTCTCGATTGCCAAGACGTTCCCGGCATGAACCGCAGGAATGGCACCAATCTTGATTTCCCTAGCAACATCAGGGCTATCTACGGATGTCTTGCCGAATTCCGAGATGTGCAGGAACTGGAACGTCCCGCCGCGGGCCGAGGTGCCAATCTCGATGGTGGACCCGTTAAAGAACTCCATGCTTTCGGTGTTGCGCTTGATCAGCGGCAACGCAGTGCGCAGTTGGGACGGCAGTCGGTCATAGGCAAATTTGATGATATCGAGTTTCTTCGCGGCGTCATCCAACGTGTTGTCTACAATCCCGGCGCGCGTGTTCATCGTGAATAGGCACGTATCGAGCATCAGAATCTCGATCAGCGTCGAGAACCCCAATTGACGGGATTTGGCAATGAGATCGCGATGGTGGCGTTGTCCATAGTAAGCACGCTGGGCGGCGTTTCGGACAAATTTGACCGGATTGCCGTTTGCGTCCTTGATCCAGTAGAGCTTGTCGAGCCGTTGTTCCCGGTCTCTCAGCAATTCCCGCAACCGTTGGTATTCCGGGCTGGTCTTGGCCTTGGTCAAACCGGAGAAATCAGGCAGCAGGGCGGACATCTTCGCCCTCAAGCTTGACCAGCGTTATCCCCTTGAAATGGGCGTCGGCATCCCCGATTTTCCAGAAATCCCCGTGATTGCGTAGCTCGGATATCACCTTGTCCCAATCAGGCTCATTCAACGATATCGCGATCTCCGCCCCTTCGCCGCAGACCTTGCGGATTTCAGCCGACAAATCCTCGATGGCGAAGGGAAGGCGGGTCATGGCTTCTTATCCTCCGCAGCCTTCTCAAGCATGGCAATTCGCTCCTTCGCCTTCTTTAGCTCCTCCGTCATCATGGCGCCCTGCGCCTGACAGACCGCCATTCCATCGAGCGCGCTATTGCGCTGGCCCTGCACTACCTGCATTGCCTGCAACAAAAACGCCGGATCAGGTTGCTGTTGTTGGGCAATTGCCAATGTACCAACAATTTGTAACCCGATTAGTGTTGGAATAAACCACAACCACCGAGGCATTAACAACTCCCTCCAGCGATGACGGAACGCTCTTGGTAGGCGCGGCCTGTGAGTGGGACACGGGGCATTTATGGACCCGGAACCCACCATGGCTTGTTAGCGTTCATTTCCGCTCCAATAGTTCAATTCGCTGTCTTAAATTATCATTATCTGCTTTAAGCTGCTGAATAGCTCCAGTTAAATGAGCAACATACTGCATATATTTGAAGCTATGCACATTTCCTTCATCATCGCGACCAATCAGGCGTTCGTCTACTTTAGCAGCTTGATCTGCAATGAAGCCTATCTGCCTGCCATTTATACCAACCTCTGGCTTATAGTCGAAGGACACTGGCTTAAGCGACATCACGGTATCTAATGAATCGCGCAGAGGCTCAACATTCTGCTTAAATTTGGCCGCAGACACTAGGCATCCGCCTGCATTAGTGTCACGTTGAAATTCACCAGTTGTCGCCGTCCAACACAATGCAGCGGCAAGTGCTGCTGAAGTAGTAGCAAGATTTGGAGCAAAAATCTTAGCATCAAGGTTAAGGCTATTTGTCGTGTCCAACCACATGGTTTTTGCGACTGCACTTGCACCCTGGCCTTGCCAGAACTCAATCTGACCCTGAGTTGCAGCCGCACCCCAAGACATTAGTCGAACAGCGCCAATTCGAAAATCAACAACGCCTGTTGAGGTTTGGTTCGCCCCTATAGTGGCATTAACGGCTACAGTCGTGAAAATTCCCGCTCCACCATTCACAACAAACGACCCCGCGGAGCCGGTATTAATACCAAGGGCTGTTGCCACGCCAGTTCCTAATCCGGTGATGCCACCGACAGCGACTGCATCTGCTGATGCAGCGTGAAGGTTAGCAACTGCTGTAGTTGACGCAATAACAAATGGTGCCGTGCCTGTGGATACAGTAGAGGTTATCTGACCGGTAAATTTGCCTGCCCCACGAACGTCAAGGGTGCCTACACCAGAGCCATCAGTTGCTCCTACGACAAAGGGACTGTTGATATAGCTACCGCCTCCGTCATTGGTGAATTGGAACTTCGCATTGTCTGAACCATCAAATCCTTCTAAGTATCCGACAAATCGCTGAGAATTTGTGTTGTTGGCACAGTCGCCAGAGCCAAGAGCACGCCCCCAAGGGGCGGTAATCGTACTGCCTCCCGTTATGTCGTTGGAGCAGAAAAACATTGCCGTGATCGTTGTCAGCGTGCCAGTCGAGCCACCAGCACCATGCTGTATGCGATTTCCGACAAACATAAATCCATCGATTTCTGTAGCAGTGATGAAAGTGGTGCTGATGGCACCGTTTCCACTAATGACTATTCCCCTGCGATGTACTCCACCGTTCGTCGGTGCGTAAATATCAGTCGTATTTCCCTCAAATTCGTTTCCTGAGATTACCGGGTTTGCCCCTCCGATACAGATGGCTCTTAAGTTGCTTTCAAGATTTGACCAAAGAATGCTTGGCCGGAAATGGTCCGTTGCGTCGTATTCAACACCGCAATTCGTATGCCCATTTATCACACCATTCTCTACCGATGCGCTATTTGCTCCCCCATTGAGAAACTTAATTCCGGTGCCGTTCGAGAGCAAACGAGGCTTTTCAAATTTCATTGTGTACGTAGCATCTGCGTAGATGCCAATGCCAGAATACCCCGAGATATCCATGTTACTAACAACACCGTAACCCATTCCATTAATTCTCAGCCCGTTAGTCTGTGTGGAGGTGCTGAGCCGGACATTTTCAATAATAACATTGGCTGTGCTGGGCGTGACAACGACGCCGCCACTAGTGTAAGCATTCGTAAACGTCGATCCCTGCAAGTCTATATGCGTGGCATCGACAACGGTGACCGTCCATGTAGCGTTGGCTTCTGTCGTCCCGCCAACGGAGCCGACTAATTTAGTCTGGCCTGTGGTGTAGTTGGCAGTCGATCCGACAGTTAGCCGGATTAGCCCAGAGCCGTTGTTGACAGCACCGCTAACGACCTGTGTCAAAGTTCCAACGCTAAGCGTTGCGGCTCCTGTACCGCTGTCTGCAATACACGGCTGGCCGATTCCCCTGGCTGTAAATGGTCCAGCCACGTTCAGTGCCGTGATATTACCAGTGACTGCATAGCAGCCCCCGATGTCGATGATATCGAGGCCGCCAACTCCAGTCGCTGCCCAAGTCCACGCTGCCTGAATTGCCACTGTATCATCTTGGCCGCCACAAGTAGAATAAGAAGAACAAGCACCAAAATCCTGTAGAGATTTGCGAATAGGCAACAAACTACTGCTATTTTTTAGCAGCTTCCCAGTAACCCCATTGAATAAGGCAACCGCATTATCAGTTGCGCTAGCCGGTCCTATCACACACGTAGGACATCCTGTTCCTGTTACAGGATAATCCGCCTTCCCGGCAAACGCATTGTTCCATTGCGCCGCCGTGGGCACCTGACCCGTAACCCACCCCGGAGACGACTGACCCCAGGCAGGACCCGAAAGAGCCACTCCAGCAATCGCCGCTAAGACATATCGCTTCATGTCAATACCTCTATGGAAACGCCGCCGCATCAACCACCGATAGACGCCATTCCGGCGCCCATTGGAAATTGTTCATCCCGCTCAAGATCGGTGATTCATTGCCAGCCTGTATGTTGCGCCCCGTTGGGTTGATCTCGTAACGGATGCTCGCCCCATCCGGAACTTCGATCCGAAGGATCGTAACACGCGGCGTGCTGTCGGCATCGCTCGAAACCGGCGTGGAGGTCACCGTCAATATCTGCGAAAACACATAAGGCTGCGTGAGTTGATAGACAGTGTCCTCAGTGTGCTGCACTGGCAAAATCAATCGCATCTGCGCGAGTCCCTCATGGGCAAAAATCCTGCAATTGAAGGCCATATCACATCACCTCGCTCAACCGATTGCACCGATGCCGATGCCGCTGACCCCGATTATGAAATACCCGATTCCAGCCGTCGAGGCGTCACCCATGCTGATCGTCCACCCCGGCGCAAAGGGAAAGTTGTTGCAGCCACTCATGAGCGGCGATGTCACGCTCGCTATCACAGTACGCGACGGAGGGTTGATTTCATAGAAGATCCGCTCCCTATCTGGCACCTCAATGCGCAAAACGCTAACGCGCGGCGTGTTGTCTGGGGAGCTTGAGACAACCACTCCACTCGTAGAGATCACTTGGCTCCAGAGGTAGGGCTGCGTGAGTTGAAATACCGACCTCTCCGTATGCTGAAACGGCAGAATTAGGCGCTGTTGGGCCAAGCCCTCGTGCGCGAAGATTCTGACGTTGAAGGCCATTCGCTATTCCCCATCGTGATCGGCGCGGCGGGACACCGGAAGACCGTGATCTTGCGCCAACTTAACGGCAAGAGCCGCAGCCTTCTGGCTGTCGTGAAGGTCATCGAACAGGTCAACGATGCCCCCATCAGCATCGACGGTGCAAACCCGATAGACATCGGGTGCCTCAGTGGTATCAAACTGGACGGCCTTGGCCCCTGGACTCACTGCGTTTCTCATCGACCTTGTCCCCGTAAGTATTTCATGATGCCTTCTAGCCACTGCGGATCGGCTTTTTGAAAGACAGGCGCAGCGCCTCGTCCCATTAGGTAGTCATATTGATCCGGCCGATAGCCCTGCTTGCGATAGGCGTCGATGATATTGGGGTACATGACTTCCTTCGGCACGGACTGCCCAAAGCCGCCGAGATATTCGCCACCAATCCCGGTATTATAGGTCCGGTGAGCCGAAGGCCCTACAACATTCGGATCGAGCCGTGAAATCGACATCCCCGCAGCGCCGGTCGGCTCATGTAAAAGCCGTGGGTCAGTGACGGCAAACCGAGCTTCAGCCACGCTCGGAAACCCAGCCTGTTGCATCTCCCGCGTGTCCATCAGCTTGGCAAACTTGTTACGGATGGCACCCGGAGAACTCGCCAGATATTCTCGGAGATTCTTCGACATCACACCGGGGAAATTTGGGTCTGCTTTGAAGTCCGTCGAGGGTGCCAGCATCTTCTCGTTAAACGCCTTGGCCTGCGCCCGTGAGACGCCTGCGCTTCCAACCATATCGGCAAGCGTGTCCGACATATGGTGAGAGAAATCAACGGCCCGCTCGCCCATCGCCGTGTAGGGCAGATAGACGGGGGCCCCTTCACGTTCTGAAAGCATCTTTGCACGATTTGCCATGGTGCTGATGACCTGCTTGGCCGAGGCCCATACCTGTCCTGTGGGCGAGTTCTCGGCCATGTAGCCATGACCACCCTGCAACGGGACCGGCGTTTGTAGCGGTGTCTCCCCAACGTGCGTGAGAGAGCCTCCAACGGCAGACCTATCACCTAGGCCGGGGAGCAAAATACCACCCTCTAGCGCCTCTGGCGAAATCAACCGTTCCGCGGTGGGCGCTTGCTGTACCAACCGACCGCTCGACATCTCGCTGATCGGGCGCGGCAGTTTGACCATCGACAAGCCATGCCACAGGGCAGGATCGCGCATAGCCCGACCCACGGCCACTGCGCCAATCTTCGCCCCGGTAGCGCCAGGACCACCAATGCCAAGGCCCAGCAGGCTCCCTACGTCAGCGGCACCCCCGAGCATGCGCGGATCGGCCGTAGGCACCTTGCCAGCCTCATTGGGCTCCATTGTCGGTGCCGGCCGCGGGCCATACGTGGCCGGGTCGGCCAGATGCGGAGCCACGGCGCCCATGAACGCCTGCGAGGCCCCCATCGCCGGATTCCGGGCCATGGCCTGCCGCAGGAGCGCAATGACGTTGGCGTCTTGGAGCGCAGGCTGCTGAGATGGCATGTCCGCAGGGGCGAGCGACCCGAAGGCGTACGGATCACTCATCGTCGTCCCCCGGTGCCAGCGAGCCAAACGTGCGCTTGTGGCCGAGCACCTTGTTCGCCTTCGCCTTGATCTTGGCGGCGGTCGAGGAAGACATCCGGCCGGCCCTGACTGCCTGCGTGGCCCTACTTTTGGCATTGGCGGCGTGAGCCCGATCAGGAACCGGGTAGCTCCTGTCCGGGCCAGCAAACTGGCTGGTCGGGATAGCCTTGCGCGTCTTTGCGGTCAGGACTGCCATGTCAATGCAACCTCACAGGAACTACCTCGTCAGCATGGACGAGCGCGTATTTCCCGTTCTTATGGGGAATATCCATCTCCACGGTGAGGATGTCGCAGTAGTCGTCCTCCGCAATGTCTACGACAACGCCGGTGCCGTGACCGTGGATTGATCTGACGTGCATTCCGATTCTGATGCATTCGTCTAGTGGATTGAGGATTGGCATGTCATTCCTCCTCTGAGGAACCGAGCGATCCAAATGGGGCTGGCGTGCTCATGTAGTGGCCGGCACCGTATTTCGGGTGCTTGGGCATCGAGGAGCCAGTGCCCTTCGTCATTGGGGTCTTGTGGGGCTTGGAAACTGGTGATTTGACTCGCTTTGGGAGTTTTCCTCCAGGGTCGGCCCCGACGAACTCCTTACCCACACTTTGCGGGATGCCGATGGTCGAATGGCCTGATGCCGCTGCGTACATGGCGGCGCGTTGCTTTTCGCTGACAGGCGGCATTTGGGATCTCCATCACGATGCCTTAGGATAGCGCGAACCACCAAGACTGCCGAACGCTACCACATTTGAGGGCTGGCGTTTGAAATAATCGCACAAGTCTATCGGGGATATCCGCCCCTCCACCGCAGTGCAGGACGAGGGTGGCCGGAACATCGTGCATAGCTCGCACCTCCGGGACACGGTGCCGAGCCGGTAATTCACCAGCGCCTTGCTCGCCTTCTCAGCCATGATTGCCCTCAGTCAACTGCTTAAGCAACTCAACGATCTGGTCCTGGTTGGCATCAAATTTCCCCTGCAAGGACTTTTGTTGCTCCATCAGATCCTTCACAAGCTCTGGCATCGCTGCCATGAAGTTCCTGCGGCCTTCCTCCTCCAGCATCGCGGCAAGTTCTCTGTCGTCCTTCTTTTTGAGTTCAATCCTCTTGATCTCTTGATCAGCGAACGCGAAAATAGCAGCATTTAATCCTTCGCCATTGACGTTTCCCAACAGCAATGTTGCCGGGAAACGCTGGCTGAAAGGGCCATAGTCCTCAGAGAACCAATGAAGAATCGCATCATCCCCATCAATTTCTAGATCAGATTTCTCGGGAAGAGGATCATAATCCAAGTGAGCATCACCAATTCCATTAGAGCCAAGAAATATCGCAATCTTAATCGCCTTCAATTTCATCTCATCCATGAGCGCGGCAGCGGCCTTCAAGTCATCCAACGAGGCAGTCTTAATCGCAGCGTCCATTAGTCCATCATAGGAGTTGCTCATTGCGGCTTCCGCTCCTCAAAATGAATGTGATTGGATCGAATCGCGTCCAGCGCGTCAGTCCCATACTCCATGCGGATCGCCACGAAGCACGATTGTAAGTCTTCCTTGGAGAGCGCAGGCGCTCGCTTGACAATCTCCAGCAGGAGCAAGTCGTCATCCGATTGCCCGTCTGCCCCGCCCTTGCGGACGATGGTCTTGCCCTTGTCAGCGAGAACGTAGCCCATGATCAGCCCTTCTCAATGCGATTGTATGTGATGGGTGGCTTATCTTTCTTGTACTCTTTCATCCGCTCCACTTCCCCCGGCGTCCACTGCCAATTGGGCTTGGATATTCCATCACGCCCAATGCACCATACGCTGTTGCGCAGGAACAGATACCAGCGCCACCCAATGCGCCTGATTAGCATCATAGCCTCCTATTGGCTCTGCATCGCCAGCCGAGAAGGCCAGCGCATGCCATGAGCAAGCCGGGCAGACCCGAGCCAGCGACCGGACCAGGAACTGAAACGCTCGCAAGCCTGTTCACCACGACCGGCGCTTCCTGGAACATGCCGCTGGTGAATTGCAGCGTGGACGAGCGGTTATTGATGATCTGGAAAGATCCCTGGATACCGGGCGTCGGAGCAACACCCACGCTCGTTTCGATGAAGCTGCCACCGTCGAAATAGCCAGTTGCTTGGTCGTTGAAATAGAATGCGCCATACCAACCGTTGCCACCAAAATCGTAGGTGAACCCGTTAATGGTCAGCGTCACGTCTACGATGGGGTTGGGTTTGGGGTAACTAGACGCCAGTGGCGCATAATTTGCTGCGCCAATGCATTCGCAATCGGTCGCCGTCCACGTTACCGCATACGGAGCGCCAACGAGGCTTGCGCCGGCTGATCCAAAGTAGCCGCCCCCATCAATTCCCCACGTCTCACCGCTAATCGCAGTTCCGGGCCACGCCGCGATCACCCCAGAGGCCGTGTAGGTGATTGCATTGGCGCTGGCCGGGAGCGGCAGTAACAGGACGGCCGCCGTGAGCACGTAGCGCATCATTGCAACACCCCGAATATCAGGTATGCCCAGATGAAACCGATTGCCGCAGTGCAAGAGCAGGCCATGGCGGCGGCGAACAGTTGCCACCGAAGCGGCAATGGTTGCTCGTCAATGTACTCGATCACGGGCGGCGTCGAGTAGTCCACCACAATGCGACCGCGGTGGGAGCGGATTGTACCATCAATCATCGCTTTTCTCCGTTCGTTCAAAGTCTGCTCTGGCCCGCCGCCATATTTTGACGGCCTCGAATAGTTTGTCTGGATCGGTTTCAGTCCGGCAGATAGAAAGCAATAGCGTGTCAGCGAGACACTTGTCCTCATAACGAGCGCGGTCGCGCTCAAGCATATCGATGATGGTCATGGCCGCTTCTCCTGCCGCCGTCGCCATGTGGACTCGCTCATCCCGAGCTTGGCCCACGGCTTCGTGGCGACGAGTGTCTTGTCACGGTCGCGAGCAAGGGGACGGCCGCGCTTGGGCTTGGTGGGGACGACGGCCCCATCCGCGCGGCGGCGGTACCAAGTTCTACGCGACATGCCTTCAGCAACCCACGGCTTGGTCGCGGTCAGGGTCGTGTGCTTCTGGCTGTCGAGGGGGCGACCGGCCTTCATGATGCCTCCTCGACGGATTGGGCTTCTTTCAAAGCCTCGCGCAAATCGTTGACCGCTTCCGCAAGGTCGCCATCGTCCCAAGCGTCAATTACGCGCTGCGCTGCCTCGCGAAGGGTCATGGGGTTTCAATCACTTCAATTGTCACCGGGAATGGGTACTGACGCTTTGCATCGGCAATCGCCGCCTCGTATGTAGCGCCTCGCCCTTCAACATTGCCGATATAGCTATCGCCCGCCTCACAACGCCAAGTCACGTTCTTGCCCCACACGTCACACTCGCGGGCCATTTCTGCCAGAACCTTCGTCATCTGCATTGCTCCTGATTGGGTGGGGAAGAAGGGGGGCCTAAGCCCCCGCTAGACTTCACCAAGGGATTTCATCGTCAAATGCCACGCGGAACTTAGGACCAGAGGCTTCGATCTCGTCCTGCTGCGCGATGCAATCCTCTTCGTACTGAGCCTGCGACTCCGCTCGGAGCATCTCCGGGCTATCGATGCCATAAGCCTCTTCCATCTCACGGGTGGAAGCGAACTCAATTCCAGTCACGATGCAGTAGGTCATGTCCGTCTCCCGTTGCTGATGACGCATATTGGCACGATTTGGCACGGAGGTCAATAGGGGGTGGCACAATTATTTTGGGGGGACGCCGTTTTTCTTCTCCCGTTGCCGACGCCACCAAGTGGACCGAGACATCCCTAGGGCCTCCCAGGGTCTGGATCGTGGGGGCTCGCCAATGCGGGGCCGACCACGCTTAGGCTTGGCCCCCGTCGCCGGAATCAAACCGACTGTTCGACCGTCCTCGTATCCAGCCGAGACCGGCTTTGCATCAGCACGGGGATTCTTAATGGGAGTAACGCGAGAGGCCATCGCCTCCACCGCTGTTGGGCGTGGACGCTTAGAACCGGGGCAGAGGCCATAGTGTCGCTCGTTGCATATCTTGCATTTGGGGGCGTCCATGAAACCATTATGGGCAATTTTGAAACGATTATCAACCCTCCATCACGTCCTTCAGCGCAACGGCCTCAGGCGTGGGCTCATGCTCGATCTGCTTGATTTGCTCGCGTTCCTTACGGGAATCACCGTCGATCTCAGCCAGCAATCCACGCAACACATCCCCTGGTGATTGATCAGAATTGCCAGCAACTGCAATGGCTTCCAGCCGAGGATGGTAGAACGCCGCTGCCTTGTAGGCAGTATCCGCCGCCAGGACGAGGTGACGCTCGAACGCGCCTACCAATTCAAGCTCGTCACGCCCGTCCGGGTTTTCCTCTTTAGGCGTTAGAACCTGTTGATTGTCCACTGGTTTCGGCTCAGATGCAGACACCATAGCCTTCTGATCATCCATCGCCATCTTGAAGAATATCCGGCTAACGGCCAGCAGCATGTCCTTCGGCATCATACCGCTCAACTCGGCCATGCCTAACTCTTTGGAAATCAACCTTAATCGCTTCTGCGTCGTCCGGTTCATCGAGCCATGAACACGGCCTATTGGATTGCCACGCTTGCCCCGCTTGCGCTTCGGGAGTCCCGCTGGAACACCCAAGCTTTTAGCCTCGCGTTTGATCTCGCCGCGGTGCTCGCCTTTCTTGGAACCACCGCGTGGCATCTCGGGATTTTCCGGTTTTCCAGTTTCAGTATTATCCATAGCATTGAAATATATAGCCAATCGACAGCCTGACCAATATGATAGGTAGCGACTGTGTTTTCTGAAATATAGTTGTTAAATTTGAGTGAGTTTTGACATTTAAGTGCGCTATTGCGAGATGGGCAGTCCGAATGGTCTGTCTGTGGTCAGGGGAGGATCGAATGGAACCATTGGCAGGCCCACTGGCGCGTTTTCCATATTGGGGGCTGGCTTGGTGCCCTCAACCGTGATTTTCTTACCCTTGGGCATTTGTGGCCGATTGTTGGGTCATCGTCCTACTACCTTTGCTGCCTCGTCCAGGGCGTGGCTCATGAGGCCAGCGGGACTTCCGTCTGGGTTGCGTTTCATGGCCGACCTCAAAACCTCGATGGGACAACCGTACTGTAATGCAAGGGATACGGCAACTGCGGCATCACTAACCATCGTGTCGATGTCGCTCCCGGCCTTTCCCGCAGTATTAATGAAAATCTCACCAATATCAATGGATTGATCGCGGTAAAGACCGACTGTAACGTGGTACGGAAATTCCGATCCACTATGGGTTCGATGCTCCACCTGAAACGTAACTGCTGGCCGCCGATTGGCCATATGACGGCGGCGAGGGGGGAAGGATGGGTCCGATTGCAGGCTCATTTATCGTTGCCTTTCACTGACGGCCCCAATTCCAATGAGGATCGGCACCAGCGGTCGGGTCTATGTCGCTGGCGGAGGGGCGGCGCTTGAGTTGTTCGATCTCGGCGCGGAGCAGTTCGATCTCGGCATCTTTTGCTTTGAGTCCGTATGGATCTCCACATGCTGCGTGATAGGCTCTCCCAATATCGTCATCACCCTTGCGATAATAGGACGGCTCAAGCATCCCGATTTTTTTGCCGCAGTCGGCACAGATTTCCATCCTCGTCACTCCCGCCTATTCGCCGTCTGCGTCAAAAATTCCCGTGCCGACAATACCGCAATCGTCGCAGGTACCGGAACAGTCCCACCGAAACTTGGCCATGCCCCCATGGACATGGTAGCCGCGGAGCCAACAGCGCCAGCCGTAAAAGTATCGCCGCATTATCCCTCCCCGTTCGTAGTACGGTCTTCCGCCACGCCTGCAATTGCCTTCTCGACCGCGGCAACCGCGTCGAGGCGACCCTCGGTCGGTCGCTCTTCCAGTGAAAATTCCAAGGCGCTCGAATCCGTCTGGAGCGTAGCCGCCTTGAGGGCCTCGGCCATCTGGACGATGTGCTTGAGGTCCGTGCGAATCTCGATGGCATAACGCTGATAACGACCGCAGTCGGCAATCTTTGCGTCAAGCATCCGTTGCAAGTCAGCAACGTGCCGGCGCTCGACGGCGAGGTCGGCCCGCAGTTGGCCAATCTCCGCTTCCTGCCGCTCGATAGCACCGCACATATCGCTCCACGCCGCTGCGGCTTGTTGCGCCTTCGGGTGTAATTCCAGCGGCGGGGCGGGAGGAAGATTGCGCGCGGGGAAAACAGGGTCAGCCTTGCCGTTGGTGGAAGTCAAAGCCTTGGTCATTTGCTGTGCTCCGTTGTCTGTTGTGCGTCCCTATAGCAAAGCGGATGCTCACGCCGAAGCGCCTCGCAGAATTTTTCATCCGACTGTTTGAGCCGCTTCAACTCTTCCCTGTCGTCCGATGCGACGGGATTCCCATCCTTCGGATCATAGCGCCCCGTTCGCACAGGCCGCCCACCCTTGGAACGCCGCAACCTCCGCGCCAACCCGTCAACACTGCGGGCCGCAAATCCAGCAAATATCAGTCTGCGCCGGATTTCCTGAACATCAACATCCTGGCTACTCAAACTCTCAATCAGTTCCAATTCGGCGTCTGAATACCAACTCGTGCAGGGCATGGGCTTATACTCCACTGTTAAGTTTTACGCAGGCATCGCAGCGCAATCGAGGATTTCCAAAGGTCTTGCGATAGAGGAACGGCGTGCCGCACTGCTTGCAAGTCGCTGTCACGGTGGGGAACTCCGGAGCCAAGTTACGCAGTCCTCCATCCATCAGGGCGGCAAACATCAGCGCACCCCACGCCGCCTCTCGCTTGTCATCGGATACTAGGCGCAGGTTGTCGCTGCGGGCGATGTGGTCAGGGGTGAGATTAGACACCGCACATGCCCTCGCATTCGTGGGCGAAGTCGCCGCCAAAAAGTGGCAGTTCAGCCTCAGTTATGTCAGCCTGCTCCAACGGCTTCCGCGAGTGGTGCAAATAGAGTTCGCCATGGAAGCGTATGACTTGCGGCGGGAGGCGGAGCCAGTTGTCCAGCGCCACCACCTCTGCCCAATCGGCTGGATTCTCAGCACGATTCCGCCAACCAACATTGCCCTGGTATGGACAATACTTACAGGCAGATTTCGGCGGCACCGGGTAATCGTTCGCCTTGAGCCACGCCTTGCAATCGTTGCGGCTCATAAACTTCTCGATCAGTGGGTGACGATTGCGGATGTAAGCTACATTGCTTGGCTTCTTGCGGATCGCCTCGTCGGTCGAAATGCCGATCCATGCCTCGACCGTCGCCGGCGCAATGTATGATCGCGGCCCTATTCCCAGTAATTCACGTGTCCGGCGCTTGATGACCCTGATTTTGAAATTCCGGGTGCATTGGCGCTGTTTCAGTCCTCCCCCACCAATGAAGGCGGGAATGCGAGCCTCATTGTCGCCGGCCATCAGCGCGAGGCTCAGGCGCCCATGCGTTGCGACGTGTACGGGGAACGGGAGGACGTTACCTGAAGTCAACCACGCCAAATGGTCGTAAACCTCTGAAGGCTCGTCCTGCGTATCGGCGAAGATCGCGCAGTCCGGCATTGGCGTGATCTCGCCGTGCGCGGCCATCAGCGCCATGGTGGTGCTCTGGACGCCCGCGCCCAAGGAAATGACTGTGAGCATCACTGCACCCACGGCGAGGGCGCAGTCGCCACCGTCCCTGTCGCTTTCAGGCAAGCTCGGAACTGCGCGAGGAATTCCTTGCCGCTCGACGCCGGGACATGCGCCATAGCGAAAATCTCCCCGTCCACATCGTGCAGGCAGACATCCACCCCTGAACTGTGTTCGCACAGTTCGCATGATATCGATTTGGCTTGCAGGATTTCGTCCATCAACCCTCTCCCTGATTGAGCCTTACGTGGTGCCGTAGCGCCTGTGTGTGCAGCATCAGAACACACCGCCAACAGGCGCAGCCGAGCGGGTGACGGCCGAGAACCATTTCCATGACGGCACTGTGGTCCATGCCGGCCTCGATCAACGTCTGCTTGATTTCGAGAAAGGCATCCGTGTCGCTCTTGTAGCACTTTCTGATGTATAGGAGGTGATCGAAAGCTGCCGATGGGCCGTGGACCAATATCGTAAACAGAACCTTCTCCAGTTCCTGGATGCGGGCGCGCAGGGCCCTTGCAAGTTCGAAGTCTTGCTCACGCACGTTCCATCTCCCAAACCACCGATATCTTCCAGCCCTTGCCCTTGCAGTAGTCTCGCACCTTGTCGCGCGACCATTTCCTCATGTATTTCACGATGGGGGCCGCTTCACTCACGCGGTTATCTTGCAGGACAATGCCTGCGTAGAAGTGAGGGGCATCAATCACTGCCAGCGTCTCACGCATGAGCTTCGTTCCGTTTGGATTTGGCCCACGCTATCTGCCGCGACTTGATGAACATCATCGTGGCCGACGACGGGTAGGAAGCCGGCCGCACGTCTTTGATGGACCAATCCGGCCACACCCCAAACTTTTCCAGATACTTCCGCGCCGCCCATCCGGGCTTGTATTGCTTCGAAATACCGTATGCCTTCAACTCTGCAAGGAATACGGACTTTTCTTGCATCGTCCACTCTTTGCTCTTTTTACGATACTTCGGGACAAGTCCAGTTACCTCCTGTAACTCGCCGTCATGCTCCATGATCCCGTTCACGCGCTCGGCCTTGAACCCACAGTTGGGGCAGACTGCCGTCCTCGGCGGCTTCAACACACCGCACTTCTTGCACTCCTTTGGCAACGGCTCCTTGCGCTCTGACTTCACTTGCTCCTTGCCGTCGCTCAAGTGATCGTGGTGGATGTCCGTCACGAAGCCGAGCCGGGACGTGGTGTCGCTATGATCCAGAATCAGGCACTCAGATTTTCCGGGTGCCATCCGCAGCCCTCTGCCGATTGCCTGGACAAATAGCATCTCGCTGCGTGTTGGTCGGCAAAACGAAATGCAGCGCACGTCCCAATCGACGCCGAGCGTCAATGTCCCAACACTTACGACGACCTGATATTCGCCGGTATGAAATTTGCGCTTGATCTCGGCGCGCTCTAACGGAGGCGTCCTAGCATCCTGGTAAGCGCAGAAGATGCCAGCCGCGGCGAACCGCTCTTGCACCGCCTGCGCATGAGCACAGTCTACGCAGAAGACGAACGTGTTCCCTTTCCCCCACTTTTTCTTCCAAGTCTCCACGATGTCGGCAATGAGCGTGCCCTGCTGCATCGCATCCGAAAGTTGTCCCTCGTTGTAGTCCCCCGCGGTGATCTTCACGTCCCGCAAATCTGGATGCCCGGTCGCAAAGACCCGGAACGGGCACAGATATTTTTTCTCGATCAACTCCTTGGTCGTCGCCATCACCAAAAGCGTGTCGAAATAATTTCCCAATCCCTTCGCCCAAGGCGTAGCCGATAGCCCGATGAAAATCGTCCCTGGCCTGTCAGCCATCCACGCCTTGTGCGCTTCGTACAACAGATGCGCCTCATCAAAGATGACGACCGATGCTTCGGGAAACGCCTTGCGGCTGCGAATCGTGTCGATGCTGCACACTTGAATCGGCTTTGACCAATCTTCCAGCGGGTGGCTGCCTTGGATCACCCCAACCTCGCGGATATCTTCCTTGGCAAATTCTTCCACGGTCTGGTCGATTAGTGAGATGCGTGGGCAAACGAAGGCTAACTTGTTGCCCTTGGCCAGAGCACCAGCCGCTATCGTGGCACTGATCAGCGTCTTGCCAGCGCCAGTCGGGAGTTGGCACATCACCCGCTTCACACCCTGCCGAAGCGTCTGCTTGAGCGATCCGACACCGTCTTGTTGGTAGTCCCTTAATTCCCTCACCTACAATCTCCCAGTTTCACGATGCCACGCCAACCGACGATCAACCTCGGCCTGCACGGTTTCCGGCGTGTTGAAAAATTTGTCCGTAGCTATGTCGCGAACGTCGTCCTCCACCGCTGTCACAAGATCGAACGGATGACGATGGTGGCGATTATGTTTTTTGGGTTTTGGTTTTTTTGGCTTGGGCCAATAACGAGGCTCATGCTCACGCAAATACTCATCCGCTAATCGCTCTAACTTTCTCTCCTCGTGAATATCCACCGTCTCCCGCCCCTGAACCCGGAAAAATGGTCTGGAATAATTCATGCGGCTCATGATTCACATTCTCCCATAGGTCCAACCCAACCCGTTATTCCTACCCTACCCGCTGCTTCCTCTTGCTTGCTCCCTTGTCGAGGAACCAGCGGTGGAATAACGGTAGGTACGGATACACTGGGTTGTGTATCCCCGTAGGAAACTCTGCTTCCGCTCCCGTTTTAATCGCCCCGCCCCGTATCGTGGGGCCAAGCCGCTACCCTGCCCAAAACTATCGGGCGTTAGACCGGCTACCGTCTGGTGTGACGGTAACCGGCCGGGAAAGGCGCGGGCCGAAACCCGCAGGGGACCCACGAAGTACGCCGTGGGTGCTACCAGCATTGGCGCTGGAAGCCGTTTGTCCCTTTTGGTCGAGCAGACCTCGGGGCCGTCGGGTAAGACCGGCGGGAGCCGTCGGCTGCGCCTAGGGGCAACCAACCCTCAGAAAGAGCCGCTAGACACTCAATCGGCCATGGGCCGGGCATCTACCGCGGGTAGGGCGCTGGCCGCCACCGCAAGGATTGTCCCCGTCAGTGGCGGCCAACTTCGGGAGTACCGGGGCGACCAGACCTCCCGCACAAACGCAAAATTCACATATTAGGCCAAACAGTTGGCGGTTTCATCGTGCCGCCTTCCAGATTAGCGCAGATTTGGTCTACCCATCGTCCAGCGTCAGCACACAGTTCCTTGGTTGTGCCGTAGCTCGTGACCGCAAAGCGTTCCGCGCTGAAGGCGATTATAATCACTTGATCCGCGCCGATCCGCTCAGCGATCCTACGGGCCTCTGTGATGTGTATTTTTTGCATAGCCCTATCCTCGATCAAACAAAACGGGCCACCAGCGGTTGCTGGCAGCCCGTTTACTCAGACGCTACAGACGCACGAACCTTCAGCACGTTGGCGGACGCTTACAGTCGCCCCGACAGTTTGAAGCACGTCGTTTCGTGCTGCCAACGCGCGCTCAAGCCTTTGTTGTTTTTGAGATTCCCAAATTCTAAGTAGATTTCTAGCTCCAAGCTCATGGCCCTCTTCCACAACACCGCATTTTTCCCCGTCCAAGTCATAGCGATCCCGTCCAGCAACTAGCTGTGACTGATAGCCAATGCTTCGAATATAGGCACGCAAAAACTCATCCAATCCATCGTCCCTGATCTCCGGTAGGCGCTGTTTAATATCGAGATGGATGCCTATTTTTAGAGGCTTTTTCGTAGCATGTTCTGGAACAAATGCCTTGGGAAACAGGTGCGCAAAAATAGCACGCAGCTTTCGGTGCCGGGAGCACCTATTGCGCGCTCGCTTGCTTTTGACTATGTGAGTTTCAGCCATTGGTGCCTGTTACACCTTGGCCCGCACGCCCCGAGATCGTTGACATCGATCTCATGACTACGGGAGCCTCGCCACCATGGCGGGGCTTCCTCGTTTATGCGCCTTCACACGCAGAAGTGCAAGTCCCTAGATTTTGTGTTGGGCTTAGATCGGGCCACTATTTCTTGATGCAAGTGGCGATCCGTCGTGGTTGTTTGGGTTCGCCAAAGAGACAGAGACCCTAGCGCGACCTTTCATCGGATGGATGAAAGAGAAGGGTTTGAGCGCACTGCGAAGCGCATCAAAAATTTCGGCGCGCATTTCGTATGTTGACCATCGGTATTGGCAGTCCAAGCATTTTTTACCGCGCCGTATAATCGGCTCCGCACTTGTACCAATTGGACGGCTTTCGATAGTGCGAATTTCAGAACAGCCGCATCGTGGGCATTTATGATTTTCGTTCCTCTTAGCCATGGGGTGTTTCCGGCTCCATCTTGCGGTGGTCGCAGCCCTTCCCGAAGGCTTGCGAAGTGCCTAGGTAGGGCTACAGCCGCGAGCGGGAACGGCCCAAGGCACTTGCTGCGATAGTCTACTGGTAGGGCACGGCAGAGACGGGGACACTAGGGGTTGTTATGACCAGTGATTTTTCCCATCGTACCTTGGCCGCCGCGTCCGGCTCAATCCCATTACTATTCCAGCGGTACATGCGGCCCGAAGGTCTGCGCGTTGATCTATCTCGGATACGAGGCTGTGACGTGTGGACTGGAACCCAACCAGCGGCACGATAAATGGTGCCTGTGTGGACACTTTTGTCTTGATAGGAGATTAATCGCTCTCTGTCAGGGGTTTGCGCCTTAAACCATCGCGCCATCTCACCCAGCATCCTTGATGCCGTGCAGTGAGGAGCGTCTGGAGAAACGGCCATGCGCCGAAGCTCCAACCAATGAACTGGGAGCATACGAGCACTTGGATTATTCCATAGAGCAACGCCGTATGTGACGGCATCAAATCTAGCAGAAAATGCGTATTGCCACGGGCCCTCCTGCGTAATTGGCAGTCGGCTGTGCCACAGGGCGATCAAATACCTAGCATGATCAACATTGCAAAGGTCCACAACGAGTTGTCGCGCCTTTATTAGCGGTTGGCCCTCCGGTCTTTCCAACAACGGAAAGGCCAGTCGCTCAGACAGATGCTCAATATCCGTCATCGGCCATTTATCCTCGCCAGCGCCTCGTCAATCAGCCTCCGGGTGGCGGCATCCACGGATTTGACAGGCATCGACGTCACCCCAGCCGGGGGTTCGCGTGCGGCCGACGGGTACCGGAACTCGTTCCGGGCCAGGGCCACATCACGGCGCAATTTCGCTTGTTTGGTGGTCGTGGCTGCGCGTCTGTCTCGTGTCATGTTACCCTCTAACCCATGGCGTCGGCGGAGTGCCAGCACGCCTCACCTCGATGATGAGCCCAGGCCGGCGCAGGGCGTAGAGCTTGATCGTCCTACCGTCCACGATCTGCGAATCGTCACGCCAGACACCGGGGCCCATTTTCTTGGAACTGTTGAAGGAATCGAGCACGAGCTTATGGATATTGTCCTGATCGGGACGACCGGGTGCATACCCTCCCACCATGGCATCCTGTTTCTTGCCGGACCAACTCGGCGGGATGGCCATGTAAGCCCATACGGTGACCGCCAGTGGCCCCTCCAGGGGCGGCTGGCCTCGCATAGCCCGGAGCGCGGCATCGCGCAGGCGGGCCTCCTGGGCCCTCGTAGGGCCTTCCGTGTAGAGGGAGATGAATTGGCGACCGGCGCGGGTGCGGACGAGCCGTGCCCGCGGTCGTGCCTTACCGATTGGTGGTTCAGCCAAGGTGACCACAAGGAGCGGAGCAGCCGCATCGCTCTGCTCGATGAGGTCCAACAGGCTCACAACTTACCCCACGTCGGCCAATTCTCGTCGGCGGCCACGGCCGATCTGCGACACATTGTCACGTTCAACGGCGGACTCCAGTTCTGGTTCCGGCATCTCAAGCGCAGGAGCCGAGTCGGCCCGCGTGCGCAGCCCGAAAACCTCGCAGTAGTGGTCAAAATGCAGGAAAAAGGCGTTCAGATCCTCGGCTTCCATCTTGTCGAGTGCGCGGGCATTGGAAAACGCCTTCCGGTGCAGGTTCTTGTTGGCGACGGCGTCGGCAATTTTGTCCCGCAGCAATGAATTCAAGGCGTCAGTTTCGACATCGTTCCGCTGGCCAGCCCTCAGCAGGGCCTTGAGGTCTTTCTCAGGTGTCAGATTGGGGGATGTCTTATCTTTCCTCGGTCGAGCCATGTGATTCTCCGTTGTGGGGTTCAATTCAGATAGTTGGCCTCGATCAGGCCAGCATCAACCATTGCGTTGTCGTTCAAGATATCCCTCAATAGCTTAGCGGCAACCGTCCGCGGATGCACGCCCAGGTGACGGCCGACGCGAGCCAGCCGCTTCACGGTTTCGGCGTCCAGGGGGATAACCACTTCGTAGTCGTCCCCGTTCATTTGCCGCCGTCCGCTTCCGCCCGGCGCGCATTTTCAATCTCGGCGCGGTTGATCACGTCAACCAGGACGCTGGTCAGCGCCGTTTGCTCTCGGGAGGCCCTCGGGTCACGGAGGGATTTTGCCAGCGCACCGCAGATTGTGGCCAACTTTTTGAGGGCGAGAAGGTCAATCTTGTCAACGACAATACCGCTCATTGGATCATTTCCATCGGGAGAAGGATTGTTTGCAGTGTGTAGCACAATAGGCTTTTCCAGACACCGCAGGCGCACCGCAGAACAGGGTGGTGGGCGGATCGTTGTGCAGATTCTTGCCAGACGCCCAGTCCCCGAGCGGCCAGCGACAGTCGGCGCGGCGGTGCTCCGTGGCAAACCGGAGCGCCAGCAGGGTCTTGGGCTTGCCACGCCTCGCCCTACGAGGGGTCTTAGGCGTAACACGGGTGACCGTGGGCGCGTTTTTGGGTGCCTCGGCTACCGGAGTGGCCCTTGCATAGTGAAATGGGGCAAAGCGCCGCTGCTGCGAGACGCCTGCGCGCTGTAATTTCCCGATCACCGAATTGCGGGTAGTGCCAATGGCAGCGGCGATCACCGTCGAGGTCGCGCCCTTGGCCCATTGCTCCGTGGCATAGGCTAGGTTTTCATCGGTCCAGCTAAACTTGTTCATTTTTCCCTCCGTCCCTCTTTCGCGGCCACCAATGCCACTGGCCGAAATTGAACTTGTACTCCCCGATCTCAACCGCTTCGACCGGGGCGTTCTCCATGTTCATGCTCAGGCCGATCATAGGGCGGTAGAACTTCACCGCGCGCTGCCAATGCGCGAGATGCTGCTTATCCAGTGGCCCACCATGGCACTCGCCCACAAAGGTCATTTCCTGCGCGCCCGCACCGTGGCCCGAGCCATTTCCTGGGCTACCCTCCTATAAAACGGCCGTTGATTGAAGCCCAATGCCTTCAAAATCAGGGGACCGGCAGTGACATACCCGCTCAGAAACTCAGACAGGTAGGCCGGCGATATGCCATTCTCTTTCGCCCATTGCGCTTGGGTTTTCCCCTCAATTTCCTGGCGGGCTAGTTTCACTATGTCACTGTTGCAGAAATAGCGCATTCGCTTTCCTTCGAATTAATTCGCGAATAATCGTATATTCGCTATTGCACGAACAGTCAATGCGTGCCATATCACTCCTGCGATGCAACCGAGCAAGGGGCAACGAAAATGACCAAGACCCACAAGATTTCCATCACTGAAATTAACGAACTCGTCCTCAACACTCTCGATGAGTGGTTCGACTTCGTTCGCGAGAACTACCAGACCGTCCTCGATGACTACGGTTCTGTCTCGGCCGCCTATCGGCAAGCCCAAAATGGTGGGCTAGTTTTCGGCGGAGGGGCCGCACCCATCATCACGGTGAAGGTGGTGATGCCATGACCAACGACCGCACAGAACTCTACTGGATCGCAGCACAATTCGTATGCGCGGCAATCGCGATGGTCTGCGTGGCTGTTCTCGTGATGGCGGGAGGGTGAAATGCCGTTTAACGCCGACACCTACCGAGCGAACAAGCACCGCCGCAAGGCTTGGCAGCATTTGGCCGAGGCCCGCGAGATCAAGGCGCGCGTTCTGAATGGCACCGCCTACGATTGGGAGCGCCCGCGCGTGGCTTTCCTAGTGAGCATGGCGCGCTCCAGCATGAAACTCCATCGGCTATACAAACTTACGGCAGGAGGGTGAGATGAAAATCCCAACGCTCGCGGAATTGGGCGAGGCCATGTCCGCAATCCCGGATGACGTGCTGTACGCCCGACTACGTGCCCTTGGGTTTGTCGTCGGCGACCAGGGCGACCCGCTCGACCGGGACCAGATGGATGCCCGTGCCAATCATGAGGATTGGTGGAACGGCGAAGGAGACTGAAATGAAAATCATCGCCCACCACAACGGACACTATGGCGAATTTGCTTGGTCTGCGGTTGATGACGAAACCTATGACGGAGTCGAGGATTCAGCCAACCGCAACATGATTGGCTACGGCAAGACCGAGGCCGAGGCCATCGAGGACCTGAATCGCCTCCTGCAAGAGGAGGCGGAGTGGCAGGAGCATCTCAAGACATCGGGGAGGGTGGCATGAAGTGGATGAAACTTACAGGCAATTATGGACGCGATTTCTTTATCAATATGGATCGCGTGTCGGCCATCCACATCGACCACGATAACCTGCTTACTCTCGTTGTTACAGATTCTGACAAATACATTGTCAGCGAAACCCCTGAGGAAATCATCGAGCGCGGCCACTGGGAGATACGCTAATGAACCAATGGAACAACTGGTCCAAGCGGTTGGCCGGCCAGAAGCTCCCAATACATGAGGGTGTCGACAACGTAGAGAGCGGCTACTACCGCATCCGCCGCAAGGACAAGGCGACGGGCAAGACGCACTACGTTGCGGCGGCATTCTGGCGCGATGACGGCCAACTGTGTGGTGTCGTGGATGGACGTGAGGTCAATCCCAATCAGGCCGCAGATGCGTGGTTGTCAGCCGTTCAGCATCCAATCTCCCATGACGAATTCCGCCGTGTCGAGGCTGGCGGCTCGTGGTCCGACATTGACGACACGGTCCATACCCAAACGAACGGCCGAGGCATCGGTGACAACAGCGGTACGGTCAGCGACCTGGAACTGATCCGCGAGCAGATCGAGAGCGCCAAGGCCGGTGCGGAAGCCTATGCCGAAATCACGGACGATGCCACACTGACACGGGCGCAGACGCTGCGTTCGCGGCTGATCGAGCTTTCCAATGAGGCAGACGGGCGTCGGGAGGCCGAGAAGCGCCCACATTTCGAGGCTGCGAAGGCCGCGGATGCCAGATGGCAACCCCTCGTGAAGGGAGCGCGGGCCGTTGCGGACACAATCCGCGCCGCGATGGCCAAGTGGGAAACGTCGAAACTTCAGGCACACCGCGAGGCGCAACGAAAGGTCGATGAGGCGAACCGTGCCGCCGCAGAGGCAGCCGAAGGCCAAACCTACCGCCCAGCAGTTCCACCTTTACCACCGCCATCCCCCACCAAGATCAGGGGCGCCAGCGGTAAGGCGGCCCACGTCGGGACCATCAAGGTTGTCACCGGCATCACGGACGAAATGGCGCTCTACCAATACTTTGCCTCAACAGAGGAAGTGCGAACCGTTCTGATCACTATGGCGCAGAGAGCCGTCAAGGCAGGATTTCCTGTGCCGGGCGTAACCATTGAAGAAAGGGCTGATGTCCGATGACCGTGCAATCACTAGCAAAAACGCAGACCCGTGGCGAGATCATTGAAACTATCTTGGTCAAGGGTGACCTTGCCAAATTGACCGCTGATGAGCGCAATTCCTACTATTTGCTGGTTTGCGAATCAGTCGGCCTCAATCCGCTAACGCGCCCCCTCGAATACATCACATTGAGCGGTCGGCTCGTCCTGTACGCCCGTAAAGATGCTACGGACCAGTTGCGCTCGATCCACAACATCTCGGTGACTGACCTTACCGAGAGCGAGCGCGACGGCGTGTTCATCGTGACGGCCAAGGTACAGAACGGAGACGGGCGCACGGACATTGCCAAGGGTGCTGTCAATATCGCCAACCTCAAGGGCGAGCACCTCGCCAATGCCATCATGAAGACCGAGACGAAGGCAAAACGCCGTGCCACGCTGTCGATCTGCGGCCTTGGACTTCTGGACGAAACCGAGATTGAGGATAGCGCGGGATCGGTATCGCCGCCACCTCCGCCGGCCAAGTCCAACGTGCCATCACCGCCGAAGTCCCGCGTGCCGTCGCCTCCATCTGAACCCGTCCAAGCCGCCCCCTATGCCTTCAAGGCTGGAACGACCGCACAGTGGTGCATCAAGATGTTGGACTACATCGCCGCAGCGAAGACCGCCGACGAGGTCGTCCAGTGGGACGTGGTGAACCGTGACAACCTGAAACTGCTGGCCTCGAAAGACCCCGCGCGGCTCAAGGCGGTCATGGCGGCAATGAAGGCTCGGCGCGAGGAACTGACCCCCAAGGCCGAGGTCGTGACGGCGGACGGGGAGATTGTGGATGCTAAGGCACCTAAGCCCGACATCATGCCATCGCCGGTCGAGGACCCTGATGCGGCGTATAAATGGGTTGTGAGCAAACTCGCAACTTTCGACTCGATTGAGAATGCCAAAACCTTCTGGGCCAGATTGGTGGCACCACGAGAGAGCGAATTTTTCCCCCCTGACCTTGCTGACCTGATCAAGGAATGGGACCGCACAGAACAGAGGCTTGCGTCGTGACCACAGAAATAGCCATGCGCCGGGACGGCAGCCACCTTGTCCCCCTCGATGAGGTGTCGGCCGAGGCTGTCCGCCAAATCCCGACCACGCAGGACGTGCTCGTCACGGTCAAGACGCCGCGCAATCTGCGTCAGTTCCGGCTCGCATGGGCATTGGCGCAAATGGTCAGCGAGGCTGTCGATTTCCTGCACGACCGCGAGGACAGCATGTCTTGGCTTAAGATCAAAGCTCGCCACGTTCGAATGATCCAGAACCCACGCACCAAACAGGTGGCGATCATCCCGAAATCCATTGCCTTTGCGTCCCTGTCTCAGGATGCATTCAACAGGATTTTCAACCGCATGGTGTGGGTCGTCTGCAACGAGATCATCCCCGGCTTGCAGGAAGGCCCCCTCCGGGCAGAACTGGAAGCCATGGTTGGGGCCGACATGCCTGCTACCAAGCCCAGGAAGGCCACTGGCGCGTCCAAGCGTCCCAAGGCTACATCACAGAACCCCACCCACGAAACCGAGCCCACGGGGCTGCGCAGGCCATGACAATCACCCTCCGAGAGAAGATCGAGGCCATCGAGCACCTGATCGAGGCGGAGCCGATGCATTACAAAGTGCTCAAGGCCATCGCCAAGGACCTCCGCGCCCGCCTCGACGGTGCCCCATCGGTGGCTGAGACGGAACTCGGCCGGCGTATCGATGCAGTGCAATTATCCAAGGCTCAGAGGGCTGGGAACCTGGGAGAGCGGCTGTCTGCGTTAGGGCAAGAAACCATCGCGCGGTGGCCGGTTATCCAGGCTGCGCTAGCACGATTCAGCAAAGTGGACGTGGAGGAACGATGAGCCAGTGGCAATCTATCGACACGGCACCGAAAGGAAAAGTTGTACTGCTATGGGGACCAACGGACATTTCCGATAACGGGACTATCACAAATTGGAAAATGGAAACAGGCTATTGGATTCGCGACGGTTGGATTTGGGATGGCCGTTCCTTGAGACCATACGACGTGAAGCCGACCCACTGGATGCCCCTCCCAGAACCACCGGAGACACCATGAAATTCCCATCGGGGCCCACCGCCGCGGATGTCACCGCGGTGTCCACTCCCGAGCGAGCGGTGACGGCCTCCCCGCTCGCAATGCCGTCGCCGAGAAGGGTGGGCGGCGACGGCGCTAATAGGAGAACTACAGTGAATGAGAAGATGACAACCGAGGAAGACGTACAAAGGCTTCTGAAAATAGCAGAAGAACTTGAGGAGATGGCGCACGGTTACATGGAAAAAGGCGAGCAACTCTATCGCGAGGCGGCTTTGAACCGCGCGGCTGCTGCTCGCATCGCAACCATCTTGTCAATGTGAGGAAGGGCGCTAATGAACCACTCGGAGATAGTTTTGCAAAACATCGAAACCTCCATGCACGATATGGCGCAGGCCATGACACGCCTCACCAGTCAGACCATGCTGCTGGACGCCGCGCTGGTAGTGCTAACGCGGCATGATTTGCTCGGTGAGTTTTCGGCCGAACTATCCGTTCCCGAGAGACAGGTGACAAAACCGGAAGGAAATACATTGTGAGCAAAACCGTCACACTGCCAATTTCGGATTGCGAGTGTTTTATCGCTGGTGAAATCGACAACTTTTATCCACCACTGATTGATCCACCGACGCTCGCCCAAGGGAAGGCGCCGCCGAAATATGGTGTGATCATTTGGTACGAAAATAAAGAAACTGCAAAAGCTGCGGCAATCGCCGTGACAAGTGCGCATTGGAATGAAGGAGAGACCAATGCTTGCTAACTACTTCAGGACACCCGCCGATCTCCAGATTACTGACGTTGAGCATAACGCGCTGGTAAAGGTGCTCGGGATGCTAGAACGGGAGGAACTTACCTACGGGAATTATCTGCATTTCTTGGATACGGTCGTACTGACTGGCCCCAAAACTTTCCACATGAACGTCATATATTCCGAAAGTGAGTGTGGAACGGTCGCGTGCATCGGAGGCTGGGCCGCGATCCTAATGGGCCGCAATCCGATTCATTACGTGCAAGGGAGTCACCCCAAAGAACTGAGAAAACTATTTTACCCCGGCGAGTGTGGGTCTTTAGCAACGCGCTCCCAGGCCGCCATCGCCCTGCGGAGCTACCTGACAACTGGCGAACCAAACTGGGACGTCGCACTGGCTGAATGAAGGCTGACCCATGCCCGACACCATCGAACTTGAAATCCCGAGCGCAATCGGGGCCGCCGCCAAGCGCGCCATGATGGCAATCGACTCCCACTATCTGCCCGCTCAGCTAAATGCGGACCTCCTCACGTTAGTGGAGGCAGCTATGTTCTGGGAGATACACGAAAAACAAACCCGCAAACCGTAGGAAGCACGTTCGTGAGGATATTGGAGGCCGTTCTTTGGGCCACCGCGGTCGTCTTGTTTGCGGTTTCCATGCAACTCGCTTGGAGGGCGTTGATATGACCAAACGCCCCTACGTCCCCCTCCCCGAGCGCCTAGCAGCCACGCTGGCCTGCCTGCTACCACAGGAGCAACGGGACGATCTGAGACGGAGGAAGGTGAAGGCCAAGGCCGTGCTGGCACTGTTTCATTTCGACCATATTGTATTCCATGCCCACGATGGCCCCGCCTCATGGTGGAACTTGGACCCTAAACTTGTGGCAGCGCATCGAGAGAAAACCGCCAAGATCGACGTACCGGCGATTGCCAAGGGCAAGAGGATCACGCGAGCCAATGAGGAATTCGCCCACCGACTACTGGCCAAGTCTGAGGGGCCGCACTTCCGATCTTCGACCGATAAATTGACGGCAAAAAGGAAGTGGCCGTCTCGCAAGATCGCAAACAGGAGGAAGGCATGAAAAAAGCCGCCCATTGGCGGGCGGCCCAAGTCTGGTATCGGGAGGACCGTCTCATGTGAGACGAAATCCCACTAGGCGCGCTATCCTCCGCAATAGCAAGGTGAAAGATCATGACTAGGATCGGCGTCGAGTTAGGATACTTGAACAGCATTGATAGACTGGAGGCCGAGATCGAGCGTCTGCGGGCGGCGCTCAAACCATTTGCTGAACTTGGCCAGAAATGGGCCCCACACTGCGCTCCCAACAAAGCCATCCCTCCTGATGCCAGCGCGGAGAGGCTGAGTCTTGATGGGTTGAAAGTGAGTGCTTTCGTTGAAGCCTTTCGCGCCGCGTCAGAGACGTAGCGACGGCTATTTTTTCCCCATTTGGTCGATCTGCGTGTCAAGCCGCCGCATGTCTTCCTTCAGCGCACGCAGCCGGAATTCCTCGTCGGAGTTCCGTTTGGATTTTTGCTCAAGGTCGATGACATTTCTCTCAAGTTGCCCACGCCGGATATCATAGAGGATCTGGCCCTGTTGCTTGAGATTCCGCTCCAGACGCTCAACCTGCGCCATGGTCCACGCCTTGGTAGAGACCACCGGGAGGTCGAGGAACGCCCACGCCGCACCGGTTGATACGACTGCGGCGGCAATCGCGCCAACCGCTGTGGCAAATTTGGCTGTCATGGACAATTGAGACCACCATCCAGTTGGCGGGGGAGGGGGACGACGAGGAGGCATGCTATCGTAAATCCACTGGCGGAGCCGTCTGCAAAAGCCTTCTAACCCCCTCCACGTCCGTGCATTTCGCTAGGAGTTGATCAGTTTCCTTGAACTTCTCAATGATCAGTTTAGCAGTTTCCAATCTTGTTGCAGTTAGATCTCGGGAATTCCAAGCCACCAGCATCAGCAGCGCAATGTTCATCACGACCAACGCCAGCGATAGGGGCTGCTCTTTGAGCGTATCCACAAAGCCCCTGACGGCCTTGCCTGCCTCCTCGCTGGCGTTCAATTGGCCACCTCATATGTGACATCAGGCGTCGTCTTGCACACCGGCCAGTTCGCAAACTTTTGCAGGGGGTTACAGACAAAGCACGCTTCTGAGTGATATGTGGCAGGTCCCGGAACGCTGAAGGCCGGCAGAACAAATGGGCGGCGCAGTTTTTCGCTGAACGGTTGCCGGTCTGGACCAAAATATCGCTCAGTCCGTGGGAGATCGTGGGTCACGCCGTCGGCGCCCATAATGGTCCGGCTGACATGCAATGAATTGATAGGAGAACAGTTTTTGTAGTTGTCGTGAAGCTCGATGGTCCACTCGACAACTACGCACCCGTTGGGGCGCACCTCATCGTAATAGTTGGCGTCCGGTCCACACTCCATCTGGTGCCCTGAAACGATCACTCCAAACAATCGGTCATAGGGGCCATTTCGATCCAGCGCCCACAGGACCATCGGGACAGTAAGCGCAACGGTGCCAGACACCATCAGGAAGGTCGAAACAAGTTGAAAGATCCATTGCATGGTGTCAGCCTCTCACGACTTGCCGGCATGCATTCCAATATAAGCCGCTATTGCCCCCACCATGGATGCTACGATCACCACGAACCACTGAACCGTTTTCATTATCGCCGCCCATGCCTCACGAGTTGCTCTTTGCGTCCGGAAATCGTCCTGGATGGTCTGAATGATTGTGATTGCACTACGAAATTCCTCAATCGTACCATTAAGGTCGCGCATGGAGCGAGCTTGTGCGGATATGACATCTTCAATCAGAACGAGTCTGCCCTCGATTTTTCCAAGAGGCGTTTCGTCGCCGTCTGATCCACCTCTGTCACGTATCGGCATTGACCATTACCATCGCCCATCGAAGATCGGCATCATCGAAGGGAAGGCATATGAAGACCGCCTCCGCCTGCAATCAGAGACAGCGCAGCAATGATAATCAGAATGAGAGCAATGACATAAATGCCGTTTTTGATGTTTTCCGGGACGACCAATCCAAAAACAGCAAGCGCGTAAAATGTCAGCCACAATACTCCAAGTAAGACAATGATGCCGATTAGAAGCCACAGGATACTGATTGCGAGAGCGATCATGGTAGCCTCCTTTGCTCAGAGCCGTCCCAAAACAGTCCCAAACCGAGCCGCAGTCGCCCACGGCCCGGTATGTTGGAGGTCAACGGTTAGGCTGGAGGCGGCGTTCCCGCATTGAGCGCGGTGTCGATTTTTGCTTTGTTTGCCGTCAACCCAGCAAACACCTCATCAACCTTTTGCTGCACAGCCGGCGGCAACGCTGTCCCGGAGAGAGCGTCAGCAAGCTGTTGCTTGATGCCGTCAATCAGAGATTGGATGCTATCAAGACGACCGCTTTCGTCGGTGACTTCAGCAAGAACTTCATCAAGAGTGGCCATTAGGGCCTCCTGGTTTCGGATGATGAGGTCGCGAAGTTTTGCAATCTCTGCCTTGACCTCGTGCAGGCCGGGATCGTGATGGTGATAAAAGTGGTGATGATAGTGTTGCTCGGTCATGAGTCAGGCTGCTGCCGGGGCCTTAGGAACTGCTGCTGGGGTCGGGGCATCCGCCACCTTGGGGACCTCGACGGTGTTTGCCGCCTCACCCGAGCCGCCCAGTGCAGTCGGAGTGGTCTTCACCGAATCGGCTTCAAGCGCAGCCCGCGTGGCGTCGCCGGGAAACGCATCAACGGTCAAACCCTTCGCGGTCTGATACGCGATGACTGCGGCCCTTGTCTTCGGGCCGAGACGCCCGTCAATGTCCAAGTTGGGAGATGGTGACATAACCTTATTCAGCAGTTGCTGGATTTTCATCACGTAGTCAGGAGCAACGAGCACGGCGCCGGCCGCGACTTGCAGGTCTGGCTTAACGTCAGGGAAAAATGCCGCCCCGTTGTGCGCAAGCCAATCGAGAAGGTGCGTACTGCCCAGATCCTTGAGGTCCTCCGCAATCGAGTTGACGGTGAAGCCACGCGCGATGACCCGCTGAACAAACGGCAACAGGCTCATAATTTGATCCATGTGGGTCAGAAGCGGGATGAGAAGTGACAAAGGGTTCATGGGCATCTCCTATTTGAAGAACGATTTAATCCAGCCCCAGATATCAAAATCTCGCCAGTCTGCCGGGGCGGGAGCGGGAACAGGCGGTACAGGCTTCGCCACTATAGACGGGATATCTGACGGATACACAACCTCCACCTCATCGTCAGTGGTTATTCCGAGCGAGGTCATGAGGCCGTGACTGAGGTCGGCGATGCGTCCTGTGGCCTCGTTTGGCCCCCAATCGGCAGGCCATGCTTCGAGTTCCAACCCAGTCTTTAACGCGCGAACCCTCGCCTTGTGCTTTAGTAGGTCGATCTTGGATTGATACGGCTTATCGTAGGACCAGCGGCAGGCAATGAAGAGTTTCGCCGTGTCTAGTCGCCGCGCCAGTCCGGTCGTGCCAGGAGGCTGCTCTGGCAAAAAGATGGTCGGTTGATCATCCACGGCATCGATAAATGCTAGCCCCTCGCTGGGCGTCACGCCAGTATCGAGCGGGCCCCCGAACCAGCTACACTTGCCAGTCAGATACAGGGACGGCCGGACCACGGGCGTCGGCAACGGGGCGATTTTGAGCAGGGCCTGCCACGTCTCAGGACCCACAATCCCGTCAGCCGTAAGCCCCTTATCGTGCTGGAAGTCAGTGACGGCAATCCGCGTTAGGTCACCAAAGATGCCGTCAACCATCAACAACTGCTGTACCCGGCGAACGTCGTCGCCATTGCTGCCGAGCTTCAAGGTCGGGGGGTAGATCGATAAAGGCGGCGGGTGGTCGCCGGGCTTGGAAACGCTGTCACCGCCCTCGATGTCCCACGGCCGGGGATCGTCATAGTGCGCCGCATCAGCCTTGACCGAGATATGGACGTGATGATCGTGCGGATTCGAGCCGGTGTACGGTCGCCAAACCCACGCTGGATGATCTTGCCCCGTTCCTGATGCTATGCGGCTGTTGCTGATGACATATTTGATGCGCTCGTCCTTGTTCCGCAGCAGCATGTCGGCAAAGGCGTAGGAATCAAAATAGGGCGGATCGTGCGTGATGTCGCGGGCACACACCACTCCATCCTGATTAGGCTCATGATCCGAGTTAGGGTTCTGCTGATGGTGCTGATCTGAGGCAACCGTACCGTCGCTTGACTTGTCGCGGTCAGGCCATTTTGCGTTGACCTGCACCAATATGGTGTCGAGTGATTTGGCAACGCGCCACGATTCGCTCACAGATTATTTTTCCACTTGTTGACGATGGGAAGCACGAGCACGCCCGCAACCCCAAACCCAAGCGCAAAGATAGCCAGCATGTTCAGGCTGTATGCCGCAATGATTGCCATCGCATCGATCACGTCGCTCACTTTGGCACCTTGGCTTCCAGTTCCTTGATCCTGGCCTGCGCTTTCGCCAGGGCATCGTTAGCCGCCTCAAGCTGGACACTCAGAGTGATATTCTGCTTGAGCAGAGCCCCGATCTGTAAAGCCTCGCGCTGTTCGATTATTTGTTGCGGTGTAGATTGCTGTTGCGCAAAGGTCGGCGTTGTCAAAAACAGAACCGGCAACACATAGCGGAATCGCATGTCTATTATCCTCCACTCTGAGCCATACAGGTGTAATTAATCTTATTTGATGACGTGCTTGTCTGCACGGTCGTAATAGCAGTGGTGGAAACTGTGTAACTCTGTGATGCCAATGGTGTTGCTTGCCATGACACTGTGCAATATGGGGCGGCCACATAAGCCACGTTGAACGTAATGACGCAGCCGGTTGCCGTAGTCCCCATCGTCACTTCACCCGCAACGTCTGATCCGGTTATTGCAGGCGAACCACCGCCGCAGGCGGTCAGTGCGGGTGCTGTTCCAGACGGAGCTAAATGAGTGGCGTTTCCGATAATGCTTAGTCTGGCTGTGCTGCTCGTTTGAAAACTAAGTGGCATATTAATGCTTGTCGCAATGGCACCGAATGTCGCTCCATCCGTAGACAGATACACGGCAGAAGTGTTTCCCCCAGTCACTCCAATTTCAAAACCCGCGGTATTCCCCGCAGTTCCGACAATGTGAACAAATCGAGACAGGCCAATTACGCTGCCGGCCGTAGTGCCAACTCCCAAACTGCCAAGTGTAGACGACACGCCAGTATTAGTGACAGAGAGCAGTCCAGTCCCACCGACGCTGAAACCAGGACTAGCGAAAGCATTGCCGCTAAAGGTAGCAGCAGAAAAATCTACACCATTGGTATGTGTACGCGATACCTTCAGAACATTAACGCTGTCACTCTCATCCGAGAAACATGCGGTCTTGAAAGCTGGCGTCGTGTCAACCACCCCTCCCGGATCGGCAACACAACGCACTCCGTAATTGTACCCCCTTGACAGGGCGATGGATGAATCAAACCAGCCAGTCCCATTAGTTTGCACGCCCCATGTCATAATCCCGGCAGTGGTTCTCCCAATCGTGGATGCGCCATTGACGATTTCGATGCCGTTCTTTCTCGTATTAGCTGAACCCCAAGGATCGGTTGTCGAGTTGGCTACGAAGAAGTTGTTCACTTCAAGCTCAATCGCGCGACCGCTGGTATCGGCCCATCCCGCACCATTGTCTCCGTATAATGTGATGACATTCAAACCCCAAATCGAATCACGATTGAGATTGTCAATGTACATCGTGCAGTTGACGCTTTGATTTGCTCCGGGAGTAGCAGTTGGATTGTTCCCAACCCAGAACTGGCATCCCATATTTTTGCCGGCCGGGTTGCCAGATGAGGCGGCATTGTTAACGACAAAGAGGGGACCGCGCCCCGTTGTTGTCCCGATTACACTAGTCGCGGTTACGATTGCAAAGCTACCGTCATCAGCGATTGTAGGGATTGAATTCTGGATTAATTTGCCAGTGGTTCCGTCAAACCGCGCAATGGCATTGTCCGTAGCCGAAGCAGGGCCTGTCACAACTCCAAAGACGCTTGTGGCCCCAGGTCTTGGCAATGCCTGCGAGCCTGTCGGATTTCCACAAATTTGGCCAGCACCGAATTGCCCATTGCACTGTGCATGCGCCGTTGCAGGAGTTAGGAAATAGACGACGGCAACTGGAAGAGCCGCAAGAATATGTTTCATTGTTTCACCCGACGATGGTCCAGTCTCCAGAAACCACGCACAGAACATAGAACGCGAAGTTTCTGGTGATTGTGATGCTTATGAGCCTGTCTATCGTATTCATTCCGGCTCGATTGATTGTGATTCCGGCTCCAACATTGCCGCTGATGTCTTTGAGCAAAAGTTCACCGCTTGGATTGTCGGCGGCCCACGTCACAGCATCAGGGAGTGTTGATAATGCTGTGCCCCCAACATTGAAAAACACCCTTGAAGCAGACGTCGGGATCACAGACGGCGTGGTTGTCACGCTGATCTCGCTGTAAGAATTCTCATTCCCAGAAATGATGGACGCAGTCAAATCTCCCGATATTTCTATCTTGAGTGTCATCCGACAAATGTCCAGTTTCCAGAAACGACACGGAGAGAGAAGAATCCGTAATTGCTCAGGATTTGGAACGTCGTTAGGCCGTCAATCGTATTGCTCCCGGCACGATTGATGGTGATGTTGTTGGTTGCCGCAGCACCGCTTATATCCTTGAGCAAAAGCGATCCAGTAAAATTGGTTGCCCAAGTCGCCGCGTCTGGAAGTGTCGCAGTAACTGCCGATCCGACGTTAAAATATACGGCACTGACTGTTGCTGGTATCACCGCAGGCGTGGCAATGATCGTCGTATTCACTGGAGCAATGAACCCGGCGATCTGCTCCAATGCTCGTTGCACATTCGTCTGCGAGATTGTTCCTCCAACAGCCGTCGTCGGCTCGACGCGAATCCGGCGGGCAGATTCCCGCGTGATCAGAAGATCGGTATGGATTTGTGTCATGGTGCAACCCTATAAAATTCGGAGGATCACCGGCAACACTATCGACGGAGGCATGTTGTTGTGAGCCTGACTTCCGCCAGTCGCGTTTGTCGTGGTGATTCCAGTGGATGCCGCGTCAATCGTTGCTACGCGATTTGCGGCACCAGAACCACCAGCAAAGTTAGCCCCAGCCGCAGTTGCGTTGGTCAGCGGCAAACTTGTCGTATGGGTATGGCCGGGATCGGTGATACTGTGAGAGTGCGACGGGATCATCGTGCTGTCGAGAGTGATATTCTGCACGCCGCCAGTAGCTCCAATCAAAGCTCCGTTAATTCCCGATCCAGCAGTCGTCACAAGACCCGGATCGGCACCCCCTCCCATCGTGGCCGTTGGGATGATCATCCGGCTTCGCAAATCAGGAATGTTAAACGTCGTGCTGCCGTCGCCGACACCGTAGTATGTGCCAACCAATCCAAAATATATTGAATAGGTGCTGCGTGATATAGCCTGCCCAATTGGAAAGACAAAGTTGCTGTTGGGGAGAGATGGTGAATAAGTCAAAAACAGAAGCGCCCCAATCGGAACAATGAGAGGCGTGCCAACAAATCCCTGTAAAATGAACTCGCCCACAGAATTGTAGTATGTCACCACGTAGGGAGTGCCAAGAATAAGTGTACCAGACCCGAGATCACCAGCGGCCCCCGTCTGCGAGCGGATCGGCTTAGCCGTGAGTCCATCGACGGCAAGTGTCACCGGGCCGGTGTTGGTGACATTCGGCACGAACGCAAACATTTGGCCGTCCATATGGGCCAGTGTATCGAATGCAGGAGTTTGCAAGCTCGCCAGCACATAGGCGGTGCCAGTTCCCGTCGTGACGAGTTTGCCGGAAATCAGATCGCGGAAATCCGCCGTGCGCGCCATCATACTCCTGGCGCTATCGTTCACGGATGACGGACTTTGGCCCTCACTCCAATTGATGGTCGGGTCAGCAGTCGAGTTTGTCGATGCCGTGGTAGACCAATTCCACCAACTCATGCGATTTTCTCCCGTCCAGTAGCCCGCGCAATAGCCCGCGCAAGATCAAGCCCCTTGGGCTGCGGGAAGTTGATGGGGGGCATTTGCGGCATGGCTGGCTGCTGTTGGGCAGGCGCGGACATCGCCTGAAGCATCTTCAGCAGTGCATCGTTGTCCGGTGCTGCATTCTCCGGGACGACCGGCACGGCCCCCGTCTGGGACGGCACGGCAGGAGCCTGGGAGGGGGCTGTGGGAGACACTGGTGCCCCGCCCATGGGCTGGGGCATGGCCGGTGTACCCGATGCAGGGGCAGGAGCATTCCCTGCGCCAGTGAGCGCGCGATTGAACCTGTCCATCCATAGATTGCGGAAGTCCCCAGCCGTTGGGTCCGTCCCGGCGAGGGGGTGTTTTGAGGGGATGTTGCCGGTGATCGCGGCCCTCGCCATTGCATCGCCGCTAGCGAAGCCTTTGCTTCTGGCCAACGCATCGGAATAATAGGGCCGCACAACCTGCCACGCCGGCACACTCGGATCAGCCGTGAGCAACGCAGGCCCGCCCGCAATACCCTGTTGATGCGTAAAGTAAAGTTCCGATGGTGTCGGCTCGCGGCCAAGCCTCTGCGTCAGCACATTGGCATGGTTGATGGCTTCCCGCTGTACCGCAGCAGTTTGCGCGGCTGGATCCATCCGATTCGCACTCGTAATGCCATATTGTGCTTCCTCCCGAGGCCCGAATTGTCCCAATCCACGATTGGAGCCCGTTACTGCCCTGGGATTGCCCCCGCTCTCGATCTGAAACAGCGCAGGCGCATATCTGGGGTCAATCGCCATCCGAGCGCGGATTAGCGCGGCCTCTGGGGATGTGGTATCGTCAGCCATGACCTATGCTTTCCTGTTCGCCATGCTTGGCATCTATATGCTGGCGAAATGGCTCATCCTCAGTGTCGGACTTTTTTGGATGCTACCGCCTTGGCTTACCATATTTTTCTATGCCGCATATGTCATTGATAGGTCGGATGAGGCTCAGCTTGAACGCTTGCGGCCTTCGATATGGCCGCATCGGCTTGTCGAAGTGAATTCAAAAATCGCGGCTGGCTCGCAATTCGCATCCCTTGCGCCACCCGCGCATGATTGTTTGATGCTAGAAGTTCTGCCACCTGACGAGCTACCCGCTCATTGACATAGCCCCTCGCCTTCAATCCACCAAATGTTAGCGCCGCATTGAGATACGTCTGCGGGTCATACACGTTGCCACCTTCCAAAGCCGTCCCGATGCCGCCGGCAAGTATCAAATCTCGCGTCTGCCGTGCCGTCGTTGAATAGCCTTTGACGGTGCTCTGGCCCAAATGCATGATCTTCTCAAGCCGCAACATTGCCTCTACCTCACGGGCGCGCTGCGGCCCGAGAGCAATTTGCAGACGCTCGATATCGGCATCGGATTTGAGGATGAGACCCGCCGCATTGCGCGTGTTGCCAAATTCATGCAGTTGCCGCACGAGGCTGTCTACAAACCCGTCCTGAAACAACTGACGCTCTGGAGCCGACATTCCAGCGACAGTTCGACGGGCTGCATCGTTCTCGAATTTTGCGGCTGGCGTTGCAAACACACGACCAGCTTCAAGCGCGTTATGTGCTCCAAAAAACTGTGCCGCACCGGCACGCGCTTGCCCAAATTCAGGAACCATTTGGTCAAGCTCAGCGCGCAATTGATTGGCTTGCGTGCTAAGTACGCTGCCTTTGTCTTTGAGCCCTTTGTCAAATGCGGCACCCGCCTCATCGCGTAGATTGCGATAAGTATAATCCCAGAAACGCAAATCAGGATAGCTTGGCACGCCAGTTGCGCCGCGCTGAAACTTAAGCATACCATTTTCAAAAGTCACACCAGGATTGAATCCACCATAACGCTCCGCAACCGCTCGCCCTTTTCCGCTCTCAACAGCCTCCTTCATTGCCTTGATAACGTCGGGGCTCGATGTCAGGCGCTCTAACTCTGGCGACCAAATTCCCTGTGGGTGAGCCACATCGGCGGCAGTGCGCGCTCCTTCATACGCCCTGTCATTGACCGTGCGTTGGACGTTGGCGATGGCACGATCTTGCGCTTCTATATTCGGATAATGAAACTGAGACTGCAGCCAATTGCGCATCCGGCCGGATTGCGCCTCGGTCCTTTGCTCCATTGCGTTGGTGAGAATCTGTCCACCCTCAGCCGAGGTGTTGACTGCACTCTGCGCCAACCGCCTCCCAGGCTCGCCGGCCGTATCGAGCACCGTGGTCGGGAAGCCTTGCGCCTCGGCCGACATTGCCTGCGCTGGTGTCAAAGGGTTCCGCGGGTTAGTCGGTGTTAACGCCGCAAGGTCTTGCGCCCGTTGGGCTGTAACAGCGACCTTGCGGGCCGCCTCCTCCGCAGGGTTGACGATCCCGCGAATGAGATTTCTGCCGCCTTCCACCAGCCCGCCAACAATGCGCCCCGTCACCGGAGCCGCAGCGCCGATAACCGTTCCCAAGCCTCCAGCCGCTAATGGATCATTGCCGCGGACCAAGGCATCGGCGGCAGCAATCCCGCCTCCGCTCACCGCATTCCGCGTTGTCTGGCCGACGAGCGTATTCCCGCCCATACCAACGGCCCGTGCTGCCATCGGGCCCAGTGTACCGGCTGCAAGGGGAAGCGTGGCACCAACTCCACCAGCAAGTTGAGCCGCAGTGTCCACATACGGATGCTCAGCGGAGAACCTCTCGTCCTGCTTGTTCTGCAATTCAAGAGACTTGGCATAGCGTTCGCCAAATGTCGGTTGATCCAGCGTCTCTGGCCCCTTGGCAAGAAATGGCTCGACAATCGGAGCCAGCGCAGCATTTGTAGCTGCGTTCGCCTTGTTGAGAAGGCCGCCAAGAATAGGAACGCCAGTCGCCGCCGAGCGGATAACCTTATTGGTGGTGATGGGCTCTGGGGCGGGGGGTGGCGCTGAAGTTCCGCCACCATTCTCCGCATGCCATTGCTGCGCCCCGGCCATCGCCTGCGCCTCATCCGGCGCTTCGATGGTGAGTTTCTTACCGAGCGGCGTTTCAATGGTGTAAGTTGGCATTACTGCACACTGAGAATCTTGAACTGACCGCCGGTGGCAGCCGGAGCAGTTGGAGCATGCGGCGTCTCTATAGGCCGCCCCACCGCATCAAGAGGCGCAAACTTGCCCCCGTATTGTTTCTTTTCCTGCGCCTCTGTGCCAGTCGGGTCAAGTTCTGCGAGATAGCCCTTGATGGCGTTGGTGCGCTCTCTAATCTTTGCACGCGCCAACGCCTGTTCTGCACGATCCTTTCCAAGAGTTTGCGCGATGTTGTCGTAGATTTGCTCAAAGCGGCCAGGAAGCAGTTTCAACTCCCCACGAATTGATCCAGCCATTGCTTCTGGCGCCTGGAATGGTGACGTATTTTTGGCGAATGCCTGACGCTCCTCAACGCCGCCGGGCGAATTAGTGTAAAACTTCGTTATCTCTTGACCGTATTTACCCGTATCTGTTTTAAATTCATTGACGATACCCTTCTGCTTCTCACCAAGTGACCTCAAATAGTTAATCCCCTCAGATGCTGGAGCAAAACCAATGCCGGCATTCTTCAGCTTGACAGCATTCTCCGCCGCTCCCTCCAAATGCGTCAACGAGGTGCCGCCATAGGTGATCTGCCCGCCAATCGCGCTTGGCTTGACGGTATCCTTCAGTCCAACCTCCATCAAACGACGACCGGCAAACGCCGCATCGCTGACATCAATGCCAGCCTTGCCCGCATAGAGACGGCCATAGTTCCGTATTGGCTCAGCCATCGTCTTCATTCTCGGATTGCCAACAGGGATTTCCTTGCCCTCCACGAACTGCTTGATGCCCTGTTGCATCTCAGGCGAGAACTGGTCGAGATACTTCTGCGCATCAGGCTCATTCGGATCGTAATAATTCCGCCCCTGCTTGATGATGCCATTATTCGGTGGGACGGGAACCGTACCCTCCGGGATGTTATTAGGCGCGCTCGTTACCGCCCCTCCTGTCCCGCCCGGAGAGCGAGCCGCAGAAAACTTCTGCTGAAACTGTTCTGGCGTCAGCGTTTGACCACCGGGCCCCATCATGACGATGGTCTTGCCAAAAGGTGTCTCGCCTACCGTCACCGGCTTCCACCCGCCGAAATGCTCGGCCAGAAGGCTCTTAAGGTATTCTGGGTTCTGCGATGCTGCGATAACATCGGCCTCAGAGATACCCGGCTTTGACCTTAAAGCCCTCGCTGTCGCATTCTGCTGCTCAGCGAGCAGCCGTTCCTTGTATAGTTGGGTTGCCTGCGGAGCAGCCGCAGTAAACCCGCGGCGCATGCCCGTGCCCAGCGAGGGCGCACCAGCAAATCCACCACCCATAGCCAGCAGCAAAGGCGCATTCGCAGGGTCGAATATCTTGCCGAGAATACCACCAAATCCACCCCCACCCGGAGGCGAGTTGTTGACTGGTGCAGCCGGTGGAGGTTGCCGAATGGCGGCAGGATCGGCCGCAAATGCGGATTGCGGAGGAGGCTCCGGGACATTCGGCTCCGCCGGCTTCGGAGGCTCCGGTTCTGGCTGCGGCGGCGGTTCTACACTAGGACTCCTCTGCGTCGGTATTGGACGGCCATTGAGGTACGGCACTGGGGCACGCGCCATGATATCATCAGGCGGCGGCGGAGCAGAAACAGGGACTGGCGCAGGGGCCGGCGGAGGCACCATAGCCGCCGCATTCAGCATGCCGGGTTCCTGTGGCTTCATCCAAGCGCCGCCCTCTTGAGGGCGCATGCCGGTGCCCTGCAAGGCGGCCGCCATCTGCTGCGGGATAGCGCCGCCCTGCATAAGCAAATCTTCGAGCCATCCAGCCATCGGAAATCCTCAACGAATGGGTCCAAGACCGCCCGTAGGATCACCCTGCGGCATCATGGGAACCTGCGGTTGCTGTTGCCCAAGGGCCGGGAAAAGCTTGGCCAAGAGGCCCGGTTGCCCCATCCCGCCCATCGGTGCCACTCCCGGAGGTGCTAGATTGAGAGGAGCAGCCGGGGGATTGAGCAATCGCTGTAGCAGCCCGGTTTGCTGCGGCTTCCCCATATTCAGCGCCTGCATGCCCATCTGCATCATCGCGTTGGGACGCATCTGCACCGGCTGGAATTGCATCGGTTGGTACGGCATTTATGCGGCCCTTTCCATTGCGGCAGCCTTGTCAGTTGCACGGTGGTAATCCACACCCAGCAGCCCCATGCCGATATGACCCACCGCGTCAGGATTACGCCTGCCGACCTCTTGCGCCAACAACCCAATCTCGGTCTTCGGTGATCCCTTGATCTTGTAGCGATAGACCTTCTGACCGTCGTTGAGTTTACCGACAGGCTCGATGTCGTCTTTAGCGCGCTCGTCCGATAAGGCCGGTAGCCATCCTGCGGGGCCGAATGCGCCCGTCGCACTGAGGATGCCCGTGCCCCCGAGAGCACCTCCGAGGATATTGCTGAGCGTGTTCTGGGGCTGCGTCGTCGTTGAGGTCCCACTCGACTGCCCCCCAAGCCCCGCAATCCCAGCCACTGGATTGAGCAACGCCGAGAGGTTCCCGTAGGGCTGTTGGAACTGAGCATTGGCGGCCCCAAGTTGAGCAGTCCCAGGAGCCAGATACGCCTGCGCAGCCGCAGGAAGCAGGCCAACCGCATTGGCTGCGTTGGTCAACGGCACCTGTTGCTGGCCGGTGATTCCGGTGGCTGTCGAGCCGGCCCCGCCGAACAATGTGTTGTTTGCCGCATCCATACGAGCGGCGTTCTGGTTGTATTGATTGGCAATCGTCGGGGCGATGCCTTGCGTCAGACCTCGCCCGAGCGACTGAGCAAAACTGCCGGCGCCACTGGGATCACGTCCCGACCCGGCAAAAACACCCTTGGTCTGATTGGTGATGTCATTTGTCATCGTATTGATGGCGTCAGAGAATCCGGGCGTCGAATACGGATTGAGACCGGCGCCCGACGCCGTTGAACCCAGATTGCCCTGGAGCGTGCGATAGGCATCCCCCAGCATGCCAACCTGGGGCGCGGTCGAACTGCCAAACAGGTTCTTGATGGCATCACTGCTGCTATTGCCAAAATTGGGTATTCCAGATGCAGCCGTGCTGAGATTTGTCAGGGCCGACGACTGTCCCGGCGTGACGCTCGTATTCATCGAGCCATATTTGTTCAGAATGTCCTGCAACAACGGTTTCGTCGGCTCATATGGCGACGTTACGCTGTTCTGGTTCTGTGTCTGTGTGTCTTTACCCGGCATGGATAAGTCTCTTTTCGAGGACAACCCGTTTCACGTCATATCCGGGGAGCAAGCGCGTCCACCCACGTCTGCCTTCCATTGTCAACCTATCACACCCTTCTGCCCGTGCATAAGCCTCAATTTGCCGATGGCCTCTGACCAGCCAATCCTCCATCGCCCCTCCACCGCAGACCATCAATTTGCAGGCAAGACCCGAAGGCTTTGGCACCAATGCCGTGACCAATGCCGCAACAATGTCCCCGCCAACGGCATAAACCCACAGCAACAACTTCCCAGCCGTCAGCGCCTCAAGCATCTCGGGGGGCCTCTCCTCGTCTACCGCGGCATAGGCACGGCTAATCATAGGTCTAACAACGTGCCACACGTCCCGCACATTCTTTGGGGGGATGCAAATCAGGATATCGTCGCTCGTGATCATCTAGCCGCCTATGCAGAGGACCCCATAGGTCCGATCAGTCTGTCCATTGTTCGCGTGCGTAATCGAAAAACTGCCGTTCAGGATATCCACACTTTTGATGTAGGTCGTAGGAATAGCCGCCGCAGCATTGGCGGTTCGAGGTGACAGAAACACCTCTGAGTCCTTGCTACAGTTGATCGCCGAGACAACCGTCGTCGTCGCCCCAGCCGCGAGGGTCACCAGCAATGTCGCATCCGACCGGCCCTGGATAAGCTGCCGGATCGCTTGGACGACACGGAAAATACCGGTTTCGGTGGGCTGTAGATTGATAGCCATTTACGTGTCACCCGCCAACACCACTTGCGGCTGGACCGACGTTGCAAATGACCAAACCGATTCCGCGGGTATCCTCAATCTCGCCCTGGCATAGCGAGTCTCAATGGTGAACCCGCAGAGACCCTGATTATTGACGGGGGATTCTGGCGTGTAGGACACCGTATCTTGCGGCCCAATCCGGCATCCAATCGATACCGCCGCATCTGGGCTATCCGTGATCGGACGGGCGGCACTCACAAAGACCAACTGCCCCTCAAGATCCTGCTCTCCCGTCTCAATGACGGCCTCGATGTTTAGTCCCGTGAAAAATCCTAGTTTATGGTCGCTGGAAAAAGCAGCCAGTTCCGCAACCGTCGCCTTTGACACGCTGTCGAGCGAGAACGGCAATGCATCCAGCGAACCACCAATATGCCCTCCGCTCGTATAGGCATGAACAAAAGTCGATCCAATCAGATCGATGTGCGTTGAGTTGATAACCGTGAAACGCCACGTCGCGTTGGCCTCTGTCGTCCCGCCAACACCATAAACGACAATGAAATTCTGCCCGACGATGTTGAAGTCCGAATTCGACAAACCACCAGCCAGAGCGAGCCTGATCAATCCGCTGCCATTGTTCGCGGCTCCGGTGATATCCAATGGCGTGGGTGCAACGGCATCCAACTGTTCCAATGTCACCCCAGGTCTTGCAAACGATGTCAGGTATTCCCCCATAATTGGAAGTTTCGACCACCGCCCCTGTTCGCCAATGGACCAATCATAGCAGAGGATCGTGTCGAACAGACCAGCGGCACCATGGATGGATTTGTAGGCCCAATAGATGCGGGTACCCGTGGGGTCCGTGGCACCAATGCAAAGCTGGAGATTACTCTTATCAACATCTTTGAAAAACGTCGTATCAACGCGCTCTTTACCGATTGGCTGCGGTTTTCCGCCGGACTCGATGATCTTGAACCCCTGCGCCGACAGGAAAAACGTCTTCGTCCCGGCATTGATGACGGAGTAGTGCGCAAAAACGGTATCCTGCGTCGATATGCGGACAATCTGAAATGTCGTAGGAGAGCCCGGAGCAAAGATGATGCTGCGAATGGCCTCGTCCTGAAACAACAGCCCATAGGCGTCACCGCCCGAAAGACTTAAGCATGACCCTCCGTCTGGCATGTCCTGAAAGTCAGACGTGCCGACCCCGGCTGTCCATTCCTCCGGTGCATCAAGGTCGGACCACTGCAATCTGCGAGGGTTGGACAGCAATCCGCTCAAGACAAGAATTTGTCCTACGACCGCAATAAACCTCGCATTTGGGGGCGAGCCCAGGAGATCGACAAACGTCGTGGCCGAGGCCATGGTAAACTTCTGCGGTGGGGTGTTCTGATTGACCGCAATCACAAGATCATTGAACTGCACAAATTGCCAATTGTCGCTCGTTACCAAGGTCGGATAGTCCGTCCCGCCAAGCGAGACATCCGTCCAAGTAAACAGCGAGTTATCGAGCAGATATAGCCGTTTGTCCGTGCCAGCAAATGCTGCTATCGACCCGTCACTACGTCGCGCAAAAAAGAACCCGCGGCATGCGCTTGGCAAGGCATCAGTCAATTCCACAAGCGACTTGAACGGCCCATAGCCGTCTGCGCGAGCCAACACACCACTGACAATCGACGTAATCCCCGTGCCGAGGTCGGACAGATCAGGCCGCCATTCTGGGAAGGGAATGCTCTTGGCCATTACTTGCCTCTAGGCCCCAGTGACCCAAATATCTGCTGCTCCGCCGGCACCGGCACTAATATCCCACGCTCTCGCGCCATGTGCATTTTTGCCTGTGCAGGGGTCATAAAACGGTTGGCCCCCATCCTACCAAACATATCGTTGGCAACCTCAGCAAATGCTTCACTCGGTGAAATCCCCTTCGCCGCCGACAAGTTTTCAGCGGCACTCCATACCGGCTCCGATTTCAGCATTTCATCCGGCCCCATCCGCTTTACGTAGTTTTGCCAAATGCGATCAGATGGCGGCAACGGCGGGGGCAAGTCTGCAAGAACTTCGGCCTTTGACGTGTTTACATTGGCGGCTTTTGGAGCGCGTACGTCTTGCGGCTGGATTCGAAATGGCTCCTTCGGCGGTAACGACATCTGCGGGCCCGATGCCAGTGCCCCAAATATCTGTTGGTCTGCCGGCACGTCCTCGGTCAGCCAAGGCGGCTTTGCGCGCCGTTCCTCCGGCGTCATGTTCATGCGGGTCTGGACGTTGCGGGCTTCGACTTCGCCGGCCGACCGCTTATAGGCTGTCTGAACAGCGTAATCTTGCGCCATTCGATCTAGATTTGGATCTTTTGAAGACTTTTTAACTATCTTGACGTATTCCTTGTAATCCTTTTCCGGAGCCAGTCCCTCATAGTTAGCAGCCTTTGAATAAACCTCGCGTGACAATGGCGCCTGTTCTAACGCCTTGCGGCGCTCCATATAAATATCCCACGCGGGCGTACCGGGGCGTAGCCCGAAAGTATTCGATCCCTTCGCGAACCCCTCCACATCTTGGACGGCATGTTGGCCCTCATGCAAAACGGTACTCAAGGTCTCCTTGGGACGAGCCATGGTGGCATATGACAGGTGTGGGTCTTCCCCTGGCTGGTATGAGCCTTTGTAGCCAAACATATCTTGTCTGCGTGTTGGAATCTCAGCAACATTTGGATAGGCACCATATAATTCAGGGTGTTTCATGTGAGCCGACAAAGGCTGATGAGTGGCGTCCATGAGTTTTAGTTGATCATCCGCAGATGCTATCGCCTTACTGGTCTGCTCTCGGTATTTCGGATTGGAAAATCCAAGGCGTGGTAATCCCATCCCCTCAAATATATCCTGCGCCAATTCTAGTCGATGCTGCGGTTGCTGAATGTTTGTTTGCATTGCAGCAGCATTATCCGGTATCTCAAACCGCCACTTGTCATCCCCTCCCTTGAACCAGCCGGTATTGTTCCAGATTTGCTCGCGTGGAATTCCAGCCGTCGCCATCTTTTCCGCTTGCGCCAATGCCGCCTGATCTGCCGTCTGGGCTAACCGGCCGCCGAAGATGCCAGCCGCACCACGCACAGCGGCAGGAGCACCAGCGCCAACGCCCATCGTTGCCACATCACCGGCCCATGGAATGGCCTCTGAGGTTGTCATCCCCTGATCCATCGCGCGCTTAGGGGCCATCACGATGTTGCCGAGCATGTTGGCAACGCCCATCACACCGCGTTGCGCCAAATCCGCCGGCATTGCTGGATTGCGCGGCACCGGCAAGAGCGGGTCTTCAGCCATCGGCGCTAATGAGCCCCAGGTGTCGGACATCACGCCACCGCAGCCAGTTCATTGTGGCTATGCGGGATTGGCTTCACGTCGGCATCCTTCGGCTGATTTCGAAACGGGCCACGCTCGATCTTGCTTTCCTCGCCACGGCACCATGCCGACCATGCCATCCAATTCACGCCAATCTTTTTCGCATGCGCTCGTTCGTTTGGCGTCCCATATCTGCGATGGGCGCTCAAGTAAATCGCCTTGCGGTCAGATTCGTTTGGCTCACGCTTTTTGCTGACCCGAAACGATAGCAGCAGCCGCTGGAGTTCGCGCCATTCAGGCACCTCGTGCGCAAACAGCATGTCGGCAACATCAACCTTCCGGCCTTCTATCATGGCCGACTTGGGAAGGTCTTTGTTGACATACATCGTGCGCCCGTCGCGGCTCATGCATGACATCCACGGTCCATCGTGCGTGCGGTCAACGCGGTGTCCGTTGTTCGCAATCCGCTCTCGAATGGCACTGGATAGAGGCAACATCAGAACCTCATGGGGCGCACGCGGCCTGTATATGCGACCCTGTTCGCCTCTGATTTAAGCGTTGACCATGCTGCATACGTAGCACCCGCTGGCTGACCTCTTGCTGGAACGTCAGGCGACATGGCAGCAGCCATCTGCTGATTGCGCGTGCGATGGGTGGCAATCTCATACTTGGCCCTAGAGCGGATCAATAACTCTGCATCCGTCATCCACGGATTGTCGGCCTCATCATCAGTCGCAGGAGCCAATCGATTGAGGAACAGCCCGAGGATCATCGGCCAGACTTGCGAGGGCACGGCCGCCAACAGCAACTGATTCCCACCATACGCATAGGACGACGGTTGTCCCTGCATCGTCGTTAGCTGATTGTACAGCGTGACATTTTCGACGCTCGTCCGACCCAATCCCTGATAGATGTTGCCAATCCTGATCAACACGTAGTCGATCTTCATCAGCGTCCCGATATTCGGATTATCCGCCGACGTGTAGATATACCGTCCCGCCACCGTGTTGAACGACGGTGGGGCATTCGGGATCGTGTCCGAGAAGCGAAACCGTTGGTTCTGGTATTGCTCGATGGCCGTGTTGATGGCATCGGCAATATCCTGGCTGTCAGGCGGGAAATCAGGGCGCGCGATGTCCCGAGAAATTCTGGCCTTCATGGTGGCGAGGTCACCCGACATTTTTCATCCCCGCGGCAAAGAGGTTGCAACACGGAATCCGCTGCACGGTAACCTTGCCAAACCCGGCATCCTCCATCGCGCGCCGCATCGTGGATGACACAAATCCACAATGATGAGCCATCGTGTTGGGGTACATCTCGACAAATGGCCGGTAGCCGTAGAACAGATCGAACCCGGTGACGGGGCCGGCATCAGAGTTGTAGAGCACATCGTCAGTCGGTTTCTGATCCTCAAGGTCGGGCACGAATATAAGAACCGCGCCGCCATCCTTGAGAACGCGCCGAAACTCGCCCAATGCGACCGACACCTCGTGCGGGTAGACGTGCTCTAGCGTGTGCGAGCAGTAGACAACATCGAATTCAGAGAGCGGCCCCAGATCAAGGATCGAGGCCACGATGTCGGGCTCCACGCCGGGATCAATATCAAGGCGCACGCTTACGCCCGGAAGCCATTCCGGCGTTGCCTCAGTGCCGCAACCGACGTGCAGAATGCGCTTCTCGGCCATTGGATTCCATCCTCATGGCCTCATCACGCGGTAAGGACTGTATTCCAAATGCCATCGACCATGCAGAAGAAGATTACAGTCTTGGTGTCAGACAAGGAATAGGACGACCCGGCCGTGACGGCATTGATCTGGTCCGTGGCATTTGCCGGGAAAATCGCCATTGCATTCGATCCGCTGACATTGGTCACAACGCGCCAGCGGCCCTGCTTGGCAAGCGGGAGTGTTGCGGCATCACCGGAACTGGTGACGGTCGTGAAGCGATTAAGCTGATAGATGAGAGCCGTGCCACCAGCAATCGTCTGCGTGGCACCAGCCGTGAGGCCATCCGTTGCAGACAGGTCGATAAATCCAGGCTTGAAAACCTGATCTTGGAATAGCGAAACCGTGCCATCGGCAGCAGTCGCGCGGCGATTTGCAGTTATAGCCATGGTATCCTCCTCTAAGCGGCCCTCAAGCCGACAGCATCAGGTTGCGGTTGCCTTAGCAGGAACGAGTGGAAGTTGCCGGGATAGACCTTATCCTTGGTGTGATGGTTGATATTGAGATTTGGGATGATCCAAATCTCTCCCCCGGAATCGCACCAGTTCCGGGAGAACGCATAGTCCTCACCAAACCATACACCCTTGTGGGCACCATGGTTAAACAAATCCACACTCGGATTGTAGGGCGGACCATAGACGAGGTGCGGATAAGAGGTCATGAAGTGACCGATAGCCTCTTTGGTTATCTTCAAAAACCCCGCAGGGACTCTGTCAGCCTTGATGCACCCGTCCGGTCGGCAAAGCGGACGACCATTCGGCTCGGTGAATATGCACCCCATGTATTCCTCAGGCCCATCGTGCTTGAACCGATAGGTCCCCGCAACAACGTCGCCCTTGGTCTTCAGGAGCGTCACGAGATCGGCAGGGTCCCAACTCAGATCGTGGTCAAGATACACAACAACGTCGGCCCCGGCATCCAACGCCTTGCGCGTCATCGATGCCCGAGCCGCCGAGATGTAGGGATTATTGAGTTCTGTCGCTAAACCATGCTCCCAGCCGGCGGCTTCGATCAGCGGGACCGAAGCCTCCAGCGAGGCGATGAAGGCATCATGAGGCCGGTTGACAACTGGATTGCAGAAGATGGCTTTCATGCCGACACCCTCGCAAATTCACCGAAATACTTGCGAGATGCAGCCTCGTAGGCAGCGCCAGCGGCTTCCTTGGTGGGATAGCGACCGAGGTGGATGTTTTTGCCATTGAATGTGATCTGTGCCCGCCATTGACGACGAGCCCTGTCCCATGTCGCGCCTTTGACGCCTGACCAACTATCGTGAGGCATGCGTGCGTTCCCAATGTTCTGAGACCGCGTAGCAGCACGCAGGTTGGACCAACTATTGTCGTGGCGAATATCGTTGATGTGGTCAATATCGAGAGTTGGCCACTCTCCGGTCATCCAAAACCATGCAACATGGTGACCACGATAAACGCGCCCATCGATGTACAGCATCAGATAGCCACCGCCATCAGCGTTGCCGCCGGGCTTGATGTAGCCCGCCGATTTGCCGATGAGATGAGACATTTGGGCGCGAGCGGCGGAAACCCGAGTGAACGATCCAGTATCGGGACTGTAGTGGATCAGTTCCTTCAGCCTCTCCATAGAAATTCTCTTGCGTTCACTATTCGGAACGCGCTTACGTTCGTTAGCCATTCTCGTCTCCTTACAGACTGAGTGGTTAGGGGTAGCCTGCTATGCAACTAGCAGGTTACCCCGAATTGTCAATTGCAACCTTAAGCTGAACCTTTCCATAAGCCTAGCCCAGTCAACGTATTGGCGATCTCCACGAGCAGAGCGCCAATCAGGGCCGAGGCCGTGGTGGAGGTGTAGGCTGAGATCACGCTCGTTGCCTGGATGGATGACGCCCGCTGGGTGGTCGGTGCCACACCATATGCGCCAACACCACCGCCAACGGATAGAACGCCATCAACTGAGATGTTGTTTGCCATTTATGAACTCCATCCGCCTTCGTAGGTGATGACGACAATCGCCTGTCCGGCGGATGCCACTGTCCCTGTCTGCGCGTATTTCACGTAGGGAGTGATATCTGCGGCGGCCGTGAGCGAACGGCCGTTGCCTCGGGTGATCGGGCCAGTCGTGCCAACGGTGATCGATGACGAGGCATTGCCGGGAATGTCAGCCGACGCAACCATGTTGTTGTATGCCGTGCTCACCGTTCCGACCGTCAGGGTGTTCGTGCTTGAAGCATTAAAGGCCGTGACGATCTCAACAAACACGCCAGTGATGAAAGCACCCATCGGCAGCGAGTTGTCGAATGGCACCGACCCAGATGACGACACCACACCATCGGTGTAGTTGATCGTCTTCTTGAGGGTATTGGTTACCTGCCTCGGGTCTTGGCGAACCGGAGGGGCGACTTGAGCAGTGTTCGTGGTCATGTGCCGCCCTCCCTTAAGTGTGCGCTACGGCATAAGTGGAAACAACCACCGTACCGTAATCGACAGAGTTATATCGGGTCTTCTTGAGACCGTGGATCGTCCAGGCAGACACTTCCATGCGGCGCTTGTGGTCGAACAGTTCCTCGTTCCAGCGATATTTGCTGATCGAGCCCCGTTGACCAAAAGCCATCATGGCAGCTTGCCCGCCGAGCAGAACCGCACGGCCGACGTTGGGAACCGCGGTACTGGTAGCCGAGATGCCCCTAGGCAGGACACCGTCCGTACCCGTGGAGTTCATGGCCGCGGTCTGCCGGAGCACAACGCCGTTCCATTCACCAATGGCACCCTCGTAGATGGGGTTGGCCTTCTTGGCCGACGTGTAGACGGCCTTGACGATGTCCTGCCATTGGCCGGTGGAGGTGTTCCGTCGCATATCGTAGACCTGATATTGGTCCAGATACATGACATAGCGGTCGGTCAACGTCATGTTGTAGTCGCGCCGCTGGCTGCCCATTGAGCCGCCACCGGCAAAAGTCGCCGGCCGGATCTTCGGAGAGGCGCTGACGGCCATTTCCTTCGCCTTGTCCACCAGATCGATGGTGAACGTATCGGTCGAAAGCAGAAGGTCATCGGACGCTCGTCCCGACTGCCGGATGATGCGGGTCGTTGACGCCGCTACCGTCGCATTCAGTCCGGTAAACCTCACGTCGGTCTGCAAGGTGTTCCCGCAGACCTGATTGAAGAATGCGACACTGAACCGCTTGGCGTACCAATCGGCCAGACCATCCTTGGCCTCCTCGCGGAGATTGAACGGGACTCGTTGCTGGTCGATGGTGTACTCGCTCTTCACCCCAACGACGTTGCCCAACTCGTTGATGAGCAGAGCATCGCTGTAGGTCGTGAGCGCCTCACCATTGCCCTCCGCGAGATTGTTCTCGGAGAAGCCAGCACCGTTCAACTGCATCCGGATGCCGTAGGTGATCTGGTCACCGGGCCCCTTCTGCAATTCCGTCTTGCGGTGGATGATGGAATTCGGGTCGTCCCCGATTAAGGGCCCGATGTCCGTGTATTTGAGCGCCTCGTGGTCGAGAATCTTGGACCAGACCTTAATCGCGAGGGCATCATTTACTGGGTAATTAGTCATAGCCATAGGATTCTATGCTCCCTGCTGGTCATACGCGGGGGCGAACTGTCCGAAAACCCTCTGACGCTCCGCTCGCACTGCGGCTACTGCGTCGTCAAAGTTTCGGAAGTATTTTCGAAGGCTATAGCGTCCTTGATATTCGACCCTGGCAACGTATCCGCCATCCTTGTGGCAGGTCACGCCCCGTTCGCCGGTCGAATTGTCGGATCGCAGCCTTGCATTTGACCGCTGCTGAGATTCGTTCGCGCGTCGGAGGTTCGACTTCCGGTTATTGGTTCGATCCAGATCATGGTGATCGATCTGGCGGGGAACCCATTCACCGTAAAGCATGAACCAAATTACGACGTGCTCACGATAATCATGCCAGTCGATGCATACATTCCGATAGCCTGACTGTTGGTTGACCCAACCCGCTCGACTGCCAATGGGGCTGCGCGAGCTTTTATGAACCCGCCAAGTCAGGATGCCCGTCTCAGGGTCCAACTTGAGAAGTTCATGACAGCGTTCGAATGTAGGCGTCGGCTTGGCCACTTTGCACCCAGCATGGGACGGCACGAGGCCGCCCGTTTCCGTCAAATGTGTGGGGTGCGCGGGTATTCGCCTGCGCGGCAGAATCCCGTGAGAGGCGGGGGATCAGCGCCGATCCCATAATCGGGGGGATCGCTCCGTGTGAGGATTTTTGCGTCTCGACGTAGCTTGCGCCAGTGCTGAGCGCCATCCTCAACGATAACGTCTAGAACTTAAATAGAGGTTTGTAAAGAGGGACGCTGATTAAGCGCCCCCCATGAGCCGCATCAGGTCACCACGGCTGACATTTTCCAGCAGTTCGCTGAACTGATCCTGCGGCATGTCGGCGAGTTTCTTGATGTCGAGCACCGGAGCCGGCGTTCCTCCGCCATGGGACAATGATAATGATGCATCCTGCGCGTTCTTGATGCGCTCGATCTCGGCGCGCACCGATGGCGCGGCAGGTTGTGCCTTGGCTGGAGATTGCCCATTGGCCACGGGTGATTTTTGCGCCGCCTGGGGGCGATAGCCAGTCTGCCGCGCCATCGTATAGACGGCCTGTGCAGGGCTCCGTCCCGTCTTGAGTGCCTGACTGACCAACGCCCGTTCCTCACGGGCAATCTCGGATTTGATTTTGTCGAATTCCACCGCAGTCAGGCCGGTTGGATTCGCCTCGTCAGTCAAATCCTTGCCAAAGTGATAGAGCGCCAACTGGGCCGTGCGGACTTGCATCAAATGGCTGTAGGCAGGGCCAAAGTTAGGCTCCGCAGCCGCAAACCGTTGCGCGTCTTCCATATAGGTGGATGCAAGCTGCTGTTCCGACGTTTCGGTCTGCCGCGTCGTCTCCATTTGGCCGATGCGCTCATCGAATGCTTGCTGCATCCTGACTTGTTGCCGCCGCAGCCACGCATTGTGGGCAAAGATA